ATGGCTTTAACTGAAGTGTGGCTGAAAGCTAATAACGGCAAGGCACGTGATAAAGTTGAAGAAATAGCAGATCGGGATTCAATGAGTGTCAGAGTCTCACCTAAAGGTAAAATTGTTTTTCAGCTTCGGTACCGTTTTGCTGGAAAAGCTGAACGTTTAGACCTTGGTACCTACCCTCATATCTCTCTCAAAGATGCACGTGTAAAAGCTAGTGAAATGCGTTCACTATTAGATAAGGGAATGAATCCTAAAGTTGAGGTTCGTGTACAGCAGCAAAAATACATCGATGCAAGCACATTTGAAGATGTCTTTAATGACTGGTATGAAAGTTATTGTCTAAAGAAAAAGACTTCTGCACAGCAAATTAAAAACACCTTTGAACAACATGTCATCCCTGAAATTGGTGATTTACCAGTTGACCGCATTACTCTGCAACAATGGTTGGCCTTACTTGAAGAATTAGCTGATGATGTACCTTCGATCGCAGATCGGGTATTAACGAATGCAAAACAGGTTCTAAAATGGTCTAAAAAAAGACAATTGCTTGAAGTGAATGTCTTATCCGATATCTATGCTAAAGAAGATCTAGGAATTGAAAGAAATAGAGGTACCAGATTTCTTTCGGATGAAGAAATTAAAATGGTTTTGATGGCTATTGAAGAATCAAATATTTTGCCTAAAAACAAAATTTTCTTAAAACTATGTTTAATGTTTGGTTGTAGAAATGGCGAACTCAGAAAAGCCAAAAAGACAGATTTCGATTTAAATAGAAAGGTTTGGATTGTTCCTGTAGTAAACAATAAGACTGGCAAGAAAACTGGCCGTGAAATTATTCGCCCTATTTTGCCTGAAATGGAGGCATTAATTGTCGAGGCTTTTGAATACAGCACATGTGAGTACTTCTTAACTAATGACAGTGAAGCAACCCCTATGAGCCATGGTTCTTCAAATTCATTGCCTGGTTATGTAATGGAACGCCTTAGAAGACATCATGATTATCACATGAAACATTGGTCGCTTCATGATCTACGAAGAACTGCTCGTACTAATTTCAGTGCATTTACATCGCGTGATGTTGCACAACTCATGATTGGCCATGTAATGTCTGGTGAACAAGGCACATATGATTATTATGAGTACCTACCCCAGCAAACTGAAGCATATGCAAAATGGTTAGAAAAAATTAAATTACTTACTAAATAATTGAGAATTAAGAAATGAAATATTGGGTTTACTTTTATATCGAGCATACAATTAAATATGGTGAACCTTTCTATAAAGAATCTGGGTGGTCTTTGGGTTTTAAGAATAATTATATTGTTGTAAGTTTGATGCATAGCTGACGAAGGTTTATTAAATAATTTTAGAGGGATCTTAAAATGTGTGCTAATTACGAACCAATACATTTTATAAAACGAAACAAGTCTATTTTGCTTCGTTTTATATAAATTAAAAATATATTTATTTACATTGGCTCAACATATCAAGTTTGTTATTTACTACCTTAGTTTTTACATCCAGCAAACTTAACAAACTTGGGAATAAATTATCCTGACTTAACTTTTGTTTAGTTTTTTGGCTTAAACAATTCACTTGAGCAAGATTATGTTGTTTCCAACTTTCAGAGAACCACATAATCATTGGTACATGTGTTTGTTGGCTCGGTGCGATTGCATAAGGTGAACCATGTAAATATAAACCATGTTCTCCGGTTGATTCGCCATGATCAGATAAATACCATAAACCTGTCTGATACTTTGATATTTCTTTTAGAGTATTAATCATTTGGCTTAATACATGGTCTGTATATACAATTGTATTATCATAACTATTTAGCAATTCAGTATGCGAACAGCCCTGTATCGCATTAGTATCACAAGTCGGTTTAAAAGGTTGATATGCCTCAGGCGCACGCTTGTAATATGCAGGTCCATGACTACCCACTTGATGCAGAACAATCAAACGCGGACGATCATCATCTTTGGCAATAGTAGCCAAATACTGCTTTAAGCTGTCAATGAGAATGTCATCATAACATTCGCCATCTTTACACCATTTTTTCTTTAAGTTTTCTGGAATCTGGTATTGTTCAACGCGATCACATACACCTTTACAACCCGAGTTATTATCAATCCAAGTCACTTGGTAACCCGCACGTTTTGCAATATCTAATAAACCTTCGCGGTGACTAGCTAATTGCTCATCATAATCTACACGTGGCATACCCGAGAACATACATGGCACAGAAACAGCTGTCGCCGTACCGCATGAGCTCACTTGCGAAAAGTTGAAAATATCTTGTTTAGAAAGCTCCGGATTCGTATTTTTTGCATACCCATTTAGAGAGAAACTTTCGGCACGTGCCGTTTCACCGACAACAAGTATCATTAACTTAGGGAGGTTCTTTTGTACTTGCTGAACTTGATGAGCATCTTGTCCATATATCACAAGAGGCAGATTTTTCTTCGGAGCCTTCTTATGATAGTAAGACATAAGCGATGAAATACTATTTTGCGGTGAAATCATCCCTTTTAAATCACGATGCTCACGAAATATTGCAGCGAAATCGACATAGTAAGTAAAAAGTAAAACACCGACCACTGCAAATGAAGCTACCAGTGAGAATACTTTCTTCAATAACAACCGTGATGCTTTTTCTTGTTTAAATTTAACTTGAGTAATTAAAAAAATGGGCAAAATAACAAAAAAAACTGTCCATAAAACAAAGCGTAAAGAGATTAGATCGGTAACTTCCGAAACATCGGTCTGCACCATATTTTGAATTTGGTCGGGTGAAATAATGACACCCAATGTATTTACAAAATAAGAGCTAAAACCACCAATAAATATCAATAAAATTGCAAAGATTTTGGCAGTCCATTTCCAATTTATTAATTGAAAAATTAAATTATATGCCGCTATTAAAATAACTAATGTCGCCCCTAAGAAAAGAACTGACTTAATACCATTATAAGGTGTAAGTTGATGGATTTTTTTAAAAAAACCTATATTCAGAAATAAACCTAGCCAGATAGATAAAAGCAAATTAAAATTTAATAGTGTAATATTATTACATATCTCTTTGAATTTTAAAAAATTTACTAGCATTTAAAAACCACTAAATATTAAAAACTCGAAATCTTAGCTAGTAAAACTTAAATAGAAATTAAAAAATGAGCTTAGTAACCAATAAGAATACAAAGCTATATTATTAAAAACAAATCTTTAAGCTCATCTTAATTTTAAAAATTTATTGTTTGATAAATTTATCATTTGAGACTCTTAGATGAATAATTCAAGTCATGAAATGAGTGAGTATATAACTAAAGTCCCCCAAGTTACCCTTCTATTCTGGATTACTAAAATCTTCGCAACTACTTTTGGTGAAACTGGCGGAGATAGTTTTTCAATGTCATTGAAACTTGGGTATTTAACTAGTACTTTTATTTTTGCCATAGTTTTTATTATCTTATTGATCTGTCAAATTAAGGCAAAAAGTTATAAACCATATTTATATTGGTTTACCATTATTGCGAGTACAACTGTTGGTACAACATTAGCAGACTTTGTCACTCGATCTTTAGGTATTGGTTATAGTGGAGGAAGTAGCTTACTCCTCGGCTTAGTCATCTTCTCATTATTGGGTTGGTATAAAGTTGAAGGCAGCGTCTCCCCTCATACCGTTAATAAACCTAAATCAGAAGTCTTTTATTGGTTAACAATTACCTTTAGCCAAACTTTGGGTACAGCTCTTGGTGACTGGTCAGCAGATACGATTGGATTAGGCTATAGTGGCGGGATTGCTCTTTTCTCAGCACTCATTTTATTGATGGTGTTTTTGTATAAATTCACTTCTGTTTCACGAACATTTTTATTCTGGAGCACTTTTATTTTAACTCGTCCTTTGGGTGCTGTAGTTGGAGACTTTCTAGATAAGCCCCTTTCCGCTGGAGGTTTAGACTTAAGCCGTTTTGCAGCATCAGGAGTAATATTAGTTGCTATTTTAATATGTATTTATTTTAGTAAAAATAATCAGTTAGGTAATGTAAAAAATGCATAAATTGTAAAAGCTCTCCTCAGAGGGCTTTCACACAAATACCAACACTCACATTGTTATTGATCGTATGAGCTGTGCATCCTGAAAATAGAATGCACAGCAGTGTGATTGTGAAAGCTATCTTTGAACGTCTGTATTGAAAGAAAGTCATATAACAACCCGATTGGCAATCCAACCATAGAAAAACTGTTCCTGCTTTGGATTACGCTCACAGATTTCAATGTAGCGTTGTCCTTGCATAATATTGAGAACTCGCACCAGAACTTTCTCGCCTTCTTTCCCGCGTTTGGCCAGATAGGTTTTTAGAGCTCTAAGAGTTTCAGATCCATAAACACCATCAACCTCTAAATCTGCATATCCAGCTTTACCTTGGTTGTTTAGTAAGTTCAAAGCTCGTTGTAAAAGAGGTTTTGCAAAGCCGGTACCGCAATTCACACCAGTGTCTAGAAGCTCTTCGGCCACTGCTGAGCTGATTGTATTTACTTGGTCAAATCGCGGAGCTGTCCAATAGTTTTTGCGGTAAATTGCTTTGGCCACATCCAGAGGTAAATCTTTCATATTACCCTTATAGCCGTTTTCACGTGCTACAGCTTGAGTTATACCGTATTTGGTTGCACCGCCCCGATCTGCTGGGTTATTTACGTAACCACCCTCGCGCTTAATTAACTCATCAAGATATTGTTCAATATTCATCTCAGTTTCCTTTAGATATAAAAAAAACCGCCCGAAGGCGGCATTAACTGTTTTCAATGTCTTTTCTGGCTTTTTTAAACTCTTTGATCACTTCAACGATCGTTTTACCTTCCTGCTTATCAATGAAGTTAAAGATCCATCGGACCAAAGCCCAACCGGGTAATCCACAAACAAAGAAGAATCCACCAAGTGCTATCATCCCCCATACATCAGTAACCCATTCATGAAGCCCCCACTTCACAATGATGAACGAGCCACCAGCCAAACTTGAAACAACCGTACAGATCAAGCCCACTGCCCACTCTTGTGGTGAACGTGGCATACGAGTCATTAATACCACTGCTGCAACCAAACCGACCGCTAAAGTCACCATGATTGCAATCCCGTACAATTTTAGTAGTGCTGTAAAACCGCTTGTGGAAACTGGTTCCATTAATATCTCCAAAAAATTTAGACAATAAAAAAGCACCCGAATTGGGTGCTCAAAGTTCTTTTAAAGTTTAAAGTGTTTGTAAGATTTTCCCTCCATTAATCAATTGAGTTGTCAGTGGTGCAACTCCCACAATTGCAGGTCCACCCGGCCCCGGCTGACCTTCAGTCGTTCCATGGTATTGCCAGTTCCACGTTCCATCATTAGTGGACTTGGTACCACGTTCGCCCCAGTTTCCGCCATCACCTGATAATGGAGATCCATAACGGTCATTTTGGGTTCGGTAACCTTTACCGGGCACTGCAGCTTCAGCATCGGTTACTTTGACAACCATAAAGTCACCATTTAAGTACCAACGCCAATCTTGTGAGTCGCTAGTAATAGGCTGTCCTGTCATTACCCGACCAAAAGGTGCACCAGCTCCTCCCGGAATACCCTGAACCCCATACGATAATCCTGTATAAATACCACTTGGTGTTGCTCCACCACCTGAACCGCCTCGAGCTAACGTCCCTCCATCGATAATCAGGTTTAGTTTGCTGTGTCGGTTTAATAAACCTGGTGCACCTTGAAATCCATCACGGCGGGTTTTGGCAAAGTTGTAATCCGGATCCGTTTCCCAAGCGCCAAAGGCCAAATGAGGCAAACCGCCATCTCCACCACGTCCAACAACAGCACCTTTAATCGTTAGATTCACCACCAGATCAGGTGGGAACTCCCCTGTATCTATCGCTGGTAATTCAGTTGCAGCAGGAACGATATACTCTCGTTTTGCAGGACTAGACTTATAGTCGAATTTATAGACAAATCTGGTTTCCGGTCGATAAGAACTTGAGCTTGAAACTAGTGCACCTGCTTCAACTACAAAACTGATTTCTCCAGTCGTTGGCAAATCCCCTCTTTGCATCTGATATAAACGTGCCAGATTAATATCCAGCTGGTCATATCGAATGTAAATCGGTGAATCATCAACCGGCACATCAATAAAGTCCTTGTCATTGAGGTAATAACGTTCATCGTAATTAATTGCAGTAATGGTATTAGAGAACTGGTCAGCCGGTTCTCTTTTTGCAACCAGATAAGGCAGTGAGCCTTTGGTATCGTCATTAACTACGGTGTAGATAGTATTCACAAAGTCATCGGGACTAAGCTTTAAGGCCCCGTTCGGTAAACGCCCTAAAACTACTTTGTTCTTGGCTGAACCCGGCGTAACGGGAATCAGGTCCACGGTACCATCCCCCATTTGCAGATAGATCACATAGCTCTTGCCTGCAATGAAATCGACATCATGGCTTAGGGTGAGAATTAAACCTTCTTGCTGTACCACCTCGCCGCTTTGATGAATACCATTGCGATAATCCGCTACAGCAATCCGGTCACGTAAAACCAGTAATTCTGATTCTGGTGCCGCATCAAAGGTAATGGATTTGCGCTGGAAGCGAAGCTTGTTCCAAAGCCGGTACGCATTAAAATGAGCTTGCCACTTGTTACGCACACCTACAGATTTCACCTCTTTGGGGTTCTTGGCCCCTTTATCCGGTAGATAGATATTGATACGACTATCGTCGGTCGGATCCGTGTATTCATAGATCAGTCCGTCGTAGTCATCCATCACGCCAAAGGTCAGGTCATGCTTGTAACTATCCGGAATGATATTCCTGAAGTTAAACAGCATTACCGAGTTATCAGTTGGACGTTCAAAATAAAGCTTGAGCTTATTATTTTGCCGATATGCAGTACAAAACACGGCATCACAAAGATTGGTGACCAGCTCTTCAAAAGACAGGTTTGTATCATCAATCGTAGTACAGAACTCAGCCGCAAGTGGTGTACCAAAATAATCAACTACATCGTTATATGTGCGATAGATGTTTTCCAGATCAATCTCATCAATCGTACGGCGACCAATCTTCTCATCCAGTGCCATTGAGACTAGTGCATCAGCAAAGCTAGACGTTGGATATAGCTCTGTTGTCATTGCCCCGTTTTTATAAGTCGGCAACATTCGCTGGAGATCAAAATTGATCTTGCGGGACTTAACAGATAAAGCTCCAGTGGTTGCATAAGTACGCGCACGAAAAACCGTTTCATGCTCATACACTGTACTTTGCAAAGGATAAGCACCGTAAAGCGCCTGCCACTTTACTTCATCAACAACAGTGGTAACTGCCGGTGTTGGAGTTAAACGGCGTGCACGGACACTACAGCGACCCTGAAAAGTCACCATATCCAGCGTTGCACCAACTGTCTGACGTGACTTTGCTGAACCCTTTAGAATGATCTGCTTCAGCATTGGATTGCCAATGGCTGCACCAGATTCATTTACCGGTGTTACCTCAACTTCAATCGTGACGTTTACAGCACCCTGATTTCCACCTGCTGAAACGGTATAAAGTCCATTTGTGGCCACAAAATTACACAGCACCCGGCTACGTTCAACATTGTCCAGAATGAAAGGACCAATCCACTTTTCACCTATTGAACTTATCTTTGGTGATAAAGCTGTTGTTTGTTGGTTACTTAACTCTTTAAGCTTTAACCAGTTGGAGTTTACCGCAGCCGGATTAGACAATGCCATACGGTCATCAGCTACCGATAGAACGCTATATGTACCGTTTAAATCATAAGTCTGGCCGTTAAAAGTAAACGAAGCATTTGTGATTTCTACCCGGTCATTACTAACAAACTTAGTGGTTAAATCCGTATTGTTTGCAGATGCACGCAAGATCTCATTTGGATATGCAAAAAGAAGATAGTTGGTACCTTCCAAGCTTTGAGTATCTGCCGGACGCAAGATCTGGCCATTCACCGAGTTTTGATGCTGAACCGTTAGTGGCGGCGTGGTAATTTCGGTACCAAGCGAAAAATATGGCTCACCCGAGACAATATCGACACCCGGTCGATAGACTTCTACCGATGCACCGGCAATATCAACAATGTTGGTTTCACCGTCATATGCACCGTTAATTTTATAGTGACCACGACCAATACAACCAACAACATGCTCTACTTCGACATTGTTTTCATATACCTTGTAAGGCACAGTAATCAGATCAGGGGTATCGTGAGCGGCACCATAAATATCTGCGATACGACCATTTACGCGAGTTTTATTTTCACGGTTTGATAATTCGTTATTTGCAGACGAGGATTGATTGTTATTCTGGTTGGTTTGGGTAATTGATGGTACTGGCATTAATAATGCAACAGCCACACCCATAACTATAGAGGCAACCACTATCCAAGCTAGAGTTATGGGGTCCATACCCTTGGGATTCTCAATTACAATGAAAGTGCCTGGCAAGAAATCGAGCTGCTTTAATTCATATGCATTCTTCGGCGTGACTTCATTCGCAAATGAAATTTCTGCATGATCCATATTGCTTGTGGTATGAAAAATACGGACATGCTCAGGCATATGGTCATATTTTGAAGTAAGCCATTGACCCAAAGTTTCGGCGTGTTCAATTGTTTTGTCTTCGGATAAAGGGTCTTGTTTATAAATAATCTTAATCATAGAAACTCACACGATTAAATCCAAATGCTTGAACGACTTGAATTGGCATCCATGAAACGCCTGATTCCTGCAAATGCAAAATACGCCCCAAACGAAAAAGCCCCACATGTGGGGGCTTGTTTCGGTATCTAGAGTGAAAGGCGACTATGCAGCCTTCCTTAGGCATAGGCAATGGATTTAGTAACTTCAATCTTGATGGCAGAAATACCTTCTCTTTGACGGGCTTCATAAAAAACTCAAGCGCCTCTCCTCGATCAATATCATATAGATCCATTGCAGCTTCATGCGCGAAGTGAACACAGTTGTAGTATTCCTCGTCATATTGCTTATCGAGCAAATGATCGTGACTCTTCATATAGCCCCCTTCAAACCACTAAAACGATCCAGTGCAAAGATATCTCCAGTCTTCGCAGTATTTAATCGTGGTGATTCAGCCTTGAATGTCACAGCTTTATGATTCATGGCAACACTGGAGAGTTGTAGACCTAGTAGATAAAACATTGGTGTATTCAAGTTATCTGAACTATAAAGGCGGTAATTTACGGTCGGCTTTACATTAGAATATTGCCCCTCAATTACCCGTTCAAACTCATCCGGCAAAATATCACCAAGCCCAGATATTGAAACGGTCAAAGTCTGGTCCAGATCACCGAGCATTCCGGATCTTTGAATTGTCATTGGTAGGTATTCGTAAAATACTTGCCCCGCGCCTTCATTGTGCTGAACATACACCCCGCGATCATCATTACGGACCACCCGGTAAGTATTCATAAAAGAAGGGTGTGATAGTTCAATACATTCCAGTTGATAAACATCTACTTTTCGATTGAAAAAGAATTTGGCATATTCGTTATCCATTAGACCTCCCAATCTTTGATAAGTGCCTGATCAGCGATAAGGTTAGGCTGGTTTTGAACAACTTCGAGCTGTGCATTTACCCGGTAAAGGTTGCCATTCACTTCATTGGTCTTGAACGAGTTTGGAATGAAATTGCATAGATATTGCTGACGTGCTCCCTGATCAATCACCAGATCCGCATAAAATGAAGCTGGCTTATTCTGATAGATCCGCCAGAAGGCCATCATTTTATTGAAATCGGTTTTACTTAAATTCCAGTTAACATCAACAATGTGGCTATTACGTTTTACATCGATGTAATAGCGACCACGCCCACCATCCATTTGTTGACGCTTAACATCATCACCCGGTGTTACGCCATAGCCGCTGGTCTGAGGATTTAGCTTTAACTTGTACATAACTTTCCTTCAGGTAATAAAAAAGCCCCAAAGGGGCTTAAAATAATAAGAATCTACAATTTATAAGTTGCCTAACCGTTCCATTTCTTCCCAACTATAATCAGTCAACCAATAAGGTTCGCCTTCTAATTGATTGATGTGTGCTGAAAAAACAGGAGGTTTTAACTTGGTAAACTAAACACACTCATCAGGAGTTTACCATGAGCAAGAAACACAAGACTTACACCACAGAATTTAAAGCTGAAGCCATCAAATTAATTGAAGCCAATCAAGGCAATGTCTCGGAAACAGCCAGACAACTTAGCATTTCAATGCAAACTCTTTCAAATTGGAATACCAAAGCAAAGGCTGGAACTTTAGCAGGTACAAAACAGTATTCACCTGATCTAAACGCTCTACTCGAAGAAAATAAAAAACTCAAACAACAGCTCAAAATAGCTGAAATGGAACGTGAATTTTTAAAAAAGGCAGCAGCGTACTTTGCCAAAGAAAGTCAGTAAGGTACGCCTATATGAAACAAAAAAGATATTCTTTTCCAATTACCTTAATGGCTCGATTACTTCATGTTTCAGTTTCATGTTTTTATGATTGGCTCAAGAGAGGCGTGAGCAAAAGAACGATTCAACGAAATCAACAGACGATATTGGTGAAAATAGCCCATGAGGAGACAAAGCAGAGCTATGGTTATATTCGATTAACCAAATACTTACAAGCTCAGGGCATAAAAATGAGTATGTACGCTGTACGTCAGATAAAAGCGCTGAACCACCTGTATTGTAAGCGACACAAGCGTTTTAAAAGGACTACGAATAGTGACCATAATCGAGCGATCTATGAAAACCTGCTGGAGCAACAATTCTCAATGACTAGACCAAATCAAGCATGGTCAAGTGATATTACGTACATATGGACTGTTGAAGGATGGCTGTACTTAGCAGCGGTAAAAGACCTTTACACGAAGCAAGTGGTTGGCTATAGCTTAAATGAGCGCATGACAACACAGCTTGTTTGTAATGCGCTAAATATGGCTATTCACAATCAAAAACCAACCAAAGAACTGATTGTGCATTCAGACAGAGGAAGTCAATATTGCAGCCATGAATATCGAAATATACTTGAGCAATATGGTTTTCAAGGTTCAATGAGCAAGCGCGGAGACTGTTACGATAATGCACCGATTGAAAGCTTTTGGGGAATACTGAAAAATGAGTTAGTGCATCATTACAACTATCAAACCAGAGAAGAAGCCAAAGCAGATATTATAAAATACATTGAATTATTTTATAATCATCGAAGAATTCAAAAGGGTTTGGGTTTTAAGACACCAAATCAAATGGCCGAAGACTTTTATAAGTTGGCTGCCTAGAATCTCCCAAGGGAAAGTCTCCTGATAATTCAGCGTATATCAGATCATATTCACGAAGAGGTCTTCGGGCTTCAACCATTTGCCATGGTAAATCAACCACAGCTATTCTAACTGGTACATAATCATTGAAATACTCGTAAAAATAAATTGCGCTCTCTACTGCAGAATCAAATTGTCTAAAGTACTTTAAAAATACATTCGTATCTTCATTTTCAGATGGCTCTGTCAGTTTTGATTTACAGAAATCCATAATCTCTTTAGTTTTATTAATATCTTCATATCGAACATATTTTTTATATAATCTATTAAGTACCAAAGGCCACTCAAAATCATTTGGAAATTTTAAAGATAATTTTATGAGTGCTTCAAAGAACTTCTTTACATCATTAGGAACACCTGATACATACATACTACCACCACCCCAGAATCCAACCTCACTCTGATGCATCGCAATTTTCCCTTATTTAATAAAGTATTTAAAACTTAAGAAATCGATTTAATAATAGTTTCTTTACCATCTTCAAAAATCTCTTTCACTACAAACTTGCAGTAAGTTCCATCTTGAGATGGTTCAGTCAGTAAAGCTGGATTCACAAAATCTTTGATCTGTTTAAAACGGATCAATTCATAATTTCCATTTCTTTCCAACTGATAGTCCATTTTTACATCACAACTATACATAGTAGTTGACCCAATAACAGAAGTAAGCCTGAAAGTTAACTTCTTATTTGCGGGTACTTTAAACTCAAAAAACTCTTCACCATTATTTAAACTGATTGTTGGCTTAGGCATATTCAATGTTTTTGGCTCATGCATTGAGCCATACTTTGTTAAATTATTTGTTATCTGCTTCGTTATAAGGTTTTTAGAAATTTTTTCACCCTTATTATTTTGATAAGTAATATAGAACTGCACCATGGGTACATTACTTCTATAAACCCTTAAATTCGCTGTATCACCTGCTATTTCATCTTGATACATATTTGTAGATCTTACGAGATTATTTACCGCAGGAATGGCACATCCCGTAAGGCTTAAAAGTATTGTCGGAATTACAATTATTTTTTTCATGTCATAACCATCAATTTAAATGCAAATAGACTCTATCACCTTGAAATTTAAATATTATGAAAATGAACCCTCCGAAAAGGGTTCAAATTATTAAGTACGATTTCTTCTCGCTGTCGTATTCTCAGTCAAAGACCGACTAATAGTTGAGTTTGGATTTGCGATTTGATCACTTACAAGCTTCGGTACCGTTCTTGGAAGCTGCTTATCCAGTTCATCTTTAACAATGATCCGGACAGTTTGCTCATCCAGTTGTTCGGCTTCAACTGTCGCCCCACTCACCTGATTAATCACTTCAATTTTGAAATTGATTATCGGAGAAGATGGCTCAATTGAAGGCATAATCTCAGCTTGAGGTCGAGCAGCTTGACCCATCGTGAAGTCTTGAACATCATCCAGATTTGAACGATCCTGAACTAAACCACTGGATGAGAAGTAGACCTTGCCATCATGGAATAAGTCAGAATTTGCCGAAGACGCCAACTTAGGTGTGTCTCTATTACCTTTATAGATAATCTGAGTATCTTGAACCGGTTGATTAAAGATGTCAGCTTGCTTTTGGCTTTCTATAAAGGCATTAGAACTCATCAATGCACGGCGCATGACACTATCTGCCGAGGCATTGTTATTGAGAAAAGCTTCAGGGTTTGCACTCTTACGCATTTTCTCAACTAAACCAACACCGCCCCAGCGTTTAATGTCTTCTTGGGACCAGACCACCTCTCCTTTGTGCACAATGCCTGCTGGAGTATGTTTAAGCCCATTTCCTGTATAGCCGCCATCAGAGAAGCCGGCTATAGTTTGTCCAGCGATTAGACCAACATTCGCCATCCCCATCCCAAGCACAAGGTTGGCTGCTGTTGATTTGCTAATTACATCCAAATACCACGGACTTGCTAGAATCTGGTTATACGCCTGTAACGCGCTAATTGTGGCTGAGCCAATTGCGAATGCTTGCTGTGCTATATACATGCCCTTGTATATACCAGATTGCTCGCCCGCTGCATTTTTAACAATTCCAGTCATATTTGACCAGTAGCCACTAAGCTGACTTGTTAAGCTACCAAGTTGCCCCAATTGGGTTTCAAAAAGTGAGCTATTCAGGTCCCGTTCATCTTGAGCATATTTTTCATCCAGTGCTTTTCTGGATTGTAAATATTGCTCTCGCGCTGCCAATAATTGCGAGTTCCTCTGTTCCTCATCAGCAATTAGATTAATACCATTAATTTGGTCTATATATGTATTTAATAGCCCTCCTGCATCAGTTGAATACCGATTTTGCAAATCCCATTGAGCATACTCTCGCGGGTCATTTTGTTGAAATACTTGTTGTGAAGCATTAAAACCGCTCTGAAAAACCTTATCTGATGCGCTATCTAAAGTCTGAAATTGCCCCATATTATTAGCGCTAAGCAACCCAGCTTTTAGTTTGGCATCTCTAACTTTTTCAATCTCTTTTAACTCGGCTTGATACCGCCTTACTGCTAGCTCAGTCTCGCCCATGTATGAGCTTTTCGCCTCAAGTAACTGTTTTTCACGAGCCAACTCTATAAGCTCAAGTTCTTGCTGCTTTTGCAATTCCAGGCCATCTAAAGCAACCTTTCTTTGATCTTCAGAGAGTTTGCCTTCAGCAACTAATCGCAAAGAATTGGTTTCATATGTGTAATCAAGCTTTTGTTCTTCAGTCCACTTATAACCATTTACTTCAAAATCAAATTGCTTCTGAGCTAACTTTTCTTCAGCATCAAAACGCTCATTAATTTTTGGGATTAAATTTGATTGACCTAAAATGGTTGCTTTGTTGATTTCCTCCTCTCGTCTTTTGCTTCTAGCAACTGTTTCTGAGTCATATGTTGCCTGTAGCTGTTTAACTTCCTCAAGAGTTTTAGCGCGTGCCTTATATGCTTCATCTTCGAACTTCGAAAGATCGCCGATTGCTTTTGAGGCTGCTTCGGGGTTATCTCCTAAAATTTTACTAAGCTGATTATAGTAAGAGTCTTGTTTGGCTAAATGCTGTGAAGCTTTAGCTTTGCCAAGCTTTTTCCCGTCATAGTCCCAGCCAACAAGATTTTTGGCAACGATTCTCTCTAAACTTCGATAGTCTAAATCGTCATTAAGAAGAGCTGCTTTAGATTTACTATAACTTTTATCGGTCATCGCCTCTTGCACAGCGTGTTTAGCCATTGCATCTAATGCATCTTGAGTTTGCTGGATTTTACCGTTTTTATCCAAGACTCCTTGCCCTTGTAAAGACTGCATTAATTTAGTTGAGCGACTTTTTTGCCATGATAAAAATCCAGTATTTGTATAACCATTATTTTCATCCTTATGGCTACCAAACATTGCCTCATTTCTAAAATCAGTCTCTCGTCCAACTTGAGCTGTCATTACACGAGCTTGTTTATCGCCTAAACCTGCATTTCGAAATGCCAGATACACTCGTAGCATATTTCTCACTCGCTCATCATTTCCAGCAAGTAGAACAGCTTGTTTGGCAGACTCTTTGGTTTGTTTTTCAACCTCTTTTGTTTGCTTTCTGCTAGATTCGGTAATACTTTCTTGTAAGTCCTTGGCTTCCTTCTGCTTCTTATACCAAGCCTCAAAAATTGCAGCTTCCTGACTAGTTAAACTTCTAGTCATCGGAATTTTATTGTCGGTATAAAACTCTGATGCCGCACGCGCCTTATCAAGACCCTTTTCGCCACCACCAAATGCCTTAGTGTTTTTTATAAGAAAATCATTTTTCAGAATATCTTTGTTGGCGTTGTCTCGTAACTTATTTAACTTTTCTTGTGCAGCGACTTGGTTATTTAATTCATTTGTTTCTCCTTGTTGAGCACCAAGTACAGTTTGATGTTGTTTTAGGTACTCATTACGTAAGTCGTTTTGTTTCTTCAGCTCAGCATTAGCCTGATTCAACGCAATTTTAGACTGATCCGTTTTAGTAGCATAATCCTGTAACCCCTTGATATTTTCAGCAGGAACTTTGGCAGTACTGTTGAACTTGTCCACAGCATCAGTTGCTGAAATTTGATTTAAAGAATATGCCTGGATTACCTTATTCAACGATTTAACTTGTTCTTCGCTACCACCATTTAACCGAATGAATTCCACTTGTGCTCGTAATGAATCAAGCATTTGTGTTTTCATGTCAGTGAAATTTTGAGTAGCAACTTTTGTTAAGTTGGTTTGAATAGTTAATTGCTTAATTGATTCGGCCGTTACCTCAACATGTTGTCCAGAAGTAGCATTTAAGAGTTTTAGAGCAGTATTACCCTGCTCAATCTTATTTTTTGATTCTGCTACTGCACTAGAGAACTCAATAAGTTTATCAATTTGAGTCTGACTAAAACGACCAGATGAAATCATCTTTTTTAAGAGATCACCTGCATCGCTTGCACCTGTAGCAATAGACTTAATGGCATTTTGATAATCTTCATAATCACTGCCAGATAATTTAAATAATTCCTTTTGGATATAAGCAAAACGTTTGATAGCTCCACTAGCATCATCAATTGCATCATTTTGCTGCTCAATCTCTTTGCGTAACCGCACACCCTCTGTTAATGCTTGCACAGTATTTAACTTTATGTACTTATCTGTTAAATCACTAACCGAGTCAGATTGTGTTGCAAGAGACTCTTTGACTTCATCCGAACTGCTGCTTAGTAAATAGAAAGATGCGGCTGTTGCTGCAATTGCTAAACCCATTGGGCTAAAAATCGCCATAAGCGCTGACTTTGCCAAAGCTAAACGACTTGTAGCAACAGATTGCGCTGTTAAGGCTGCTGATAATCTTGCAGATGATGCTGATTGAGCTGTTTCTGCGGCAGCAACCTCTAACGCAACTTGAGCTTGTAATCGTCCTAGCTGAGCCATTCGTGTGATGGTAGCCGTGCGACCTTGTTCAGTGATTTGGGCTTTTAAACGAACTTTTTCGAGTTCTATTTCTGCCATGATCTGAGCATGAGTAGCTTTGATGTTCGTTAGTGTCACCTGCGTACTTTGTGCTTCGGCAAGCGCAGATTCCACTTCAGCTTTTGCTGCTGCAATATTTGCATTACGTTCAGCAATTGTGGCAAACACTTGTTTGGTTGACGCAGCAATACTCGCTTGTACAGCAACCGTTTTTGTTAAAACGGCTTTTGTCATTAAGCCAATACCTATGGCAAATGCACTGTCTGCAATTAAATTCAAATTATTTGCTAATAACTGAATCGATCCTGATAAAGCCTGTGCTGCTCCGCTTCCTTTACCAGCCTCTCCTACAAATTTAGTAATTTCATTATTAAGTAGAGTTAATGATTGACCAATTGTAATGTCAGTTTTAGCAAAAAGAGCATCAACTTCATCTTGGACATTTTTAAGCGCTTTAACGATTTCTTGTGAAGTAATTTTTCCTTCAGCCGCAACTGAACGCAACTCTCCTACGGTGATCCCCATGCCTTGAGCAATAGCCTTTGCTAGAGCTGGTGTTTGTTCCATAACTGAGTTGAGTTCTTCACCACGTAATGTACCGCTTGCCAAAGCCTGCCCAAATTGTACTAAAGCTGCATCAGCTGCTTCTGCACTTGCACCACTAATTGCTACAGCTTTAGAAACTGTTTCAGTTAAACGTGCTGTGTCATCCATTGTGAGATTTAGCGTTTTAGCATTATCACTAAAACGCTGGTAGACCTGTAGAACAGAATCCCAAGCTGAATAGGTTTTTTGAGCAATTCGGAAAGTGTCTTCCGTTGCTTTATTTAGTTCAACTTGATTGTTAGTGACTAACTTAAGGCGATTTTGTAATCCAGTATATGTATCCATCTTTGAAATGGCTGAACCTACTGTTAATAAACCAGCCATGTGTCCAGCAAGTTGACGCGTAGCGACAGACAAACCATCCATAGACTTCGTGGCAAAGTCTCCCTTGCGCTCAATGCTATCTAATTCATTGCCTAGATTACGCGCATTTCGCTCTGCATTTTTTGCATCAATTACAATGACGAGACGTGATTCTTGTGCCATTTTTTACTTTCCTCTAGGCAATAAAAAACCGACCATTTATAGGTCGGTTTTAGGCTTTAATCGCTGCAATGATTTCTGGTAATTTCCAGATTAGGATTGGTATGGAAATTATGAATGATGACTTACATGCATCCCACCAATTATATTTTTCTTTCATCGAATGACCTCAATCAATTTGGCAGTTGCATTAAGTATGTTTGAAAACTGCCAAATCAAAATGCCAAGCAAAACAGATCCTGTTACTTTCCAGTAGCCATGTTCTTTCATAATTACCTCTACTTTTTGCACAATTACTGCTATAATTTCAGGCATAGATTGTATTTCTCCTTAATCTTGCTCCGGTTAAGTTGTAAAAAACCCCGATGTTGACGCATCGGGGTTTTGTTTTTGGTATTAAAAAAGCACCCTAGGGTGCTTTTTTAATACCAAGAAAATTATAATTTTGAAGCATCTGCACTTGCTTTACTATTAGGGTAGTAACTCACACTAACCTGAGCAAATGAAATACTTGCAATTGCAATTCGGCTTAACTCAATAGTAGTGCTATTAGTTTTCCAAGTTACAGTCTTTTCATCACTAAACTGAGGTTTTCCATATTTTTGACTAAGCAACTTATTTAATGAGGCAAATTGCAGATTAATAATTCCAGCACTCTCTTTTTCATTGCTAGTAATTATTGTCTCTATTAGATGATCTGAATTATCAAAAATAAAATTAACCGTATATTTACTTTTATCAATTTCTAGATCTTCTATCTGCACCTTACTTAAACCAGAGTCATATTTCTTTGGTTTAATAATTTGCGCCTTACCTTTTTCAGCCTTGACCACCTGTTCGGGATTCATTCCCCACTGAGTATTGCTGTAACCAAGCCCTTTAGCTAAAGCTATTACAGGAAATAAAACCAATGCCAATAATAAAATAAGTTTTTTCATATTAATCACTACAATTTAATACTTAATAAAATAAGAACACCCATGCCCTGAGTGCTCATGTTAATTACCAATTATTATCGACTTGTTGCTTAACCACATCAGTCTTATATTGTTGAACTACTTCTTTAAGTTTTGCATCAATTCGTTGCTGATGCTCAAGAATCAATATTGGTCTTTCTTGTCCAATATTATTAATTCCACCCTGAACATACGTTAATGAGGTTGCAGTTATGTCCGATATAAATACGCGAGCCTTATTGTCTTTTGTGTCTATTTGAATAGTAAAATTAACCTTGTCTTTGCCGAAAGCACCACAATCAATAAACCCACTGCAAGGAAAAGGAATATTTCCTTTGCCAATAATACGTCCTGACGCCTTATCTTGATATTGAATTACATTGTTTGCTGACTTAAACGACCTAGCAATCCAAACTTTTGATTGTTCAAATAATTGATCTTTAGTTTTACCACCAACATCAACAACTTCAACTATATCTGTCATAGGTTTATCTGTAGGTGTTGGCATTGATACGCACCCTACCAAGCCGAATCCAAGAAATCCCGCCATTAAAACCTTTTTCATAATGTAATCCATTTGTTATAAAGTGTACTAACTTTAACAAACTGATCATTAAATGTCACATAAAGCAAAACCACCCGAAGGTGGTTTATTCACTAAAGATATCTTTATGCATTAATATCGTTTGCCTATTTTGCTTTTGTCTTTGCTGTCTAGCTTCATGGAGACTTTCATTAAATCCATTTCGCTCATAAAACTTAAGAACTTTTTCCTCATTTACAGCATCTAAAGTCAAAAATCTTATAGCCATATGTTGACCATACACTAGGCCTTCAATTAATTCCAAAATAAGCCTACCATACCCCTTGCCAGCAAAAGCTTTCTGAATAGCAAGTTTTGTAATCTTTACTGCAGGGAAATAAGTTACTTTAAATTCCCCATTTAAAGATAATTCATCAATTTCTGTTTGAGTGAGCACAATTTTATCAGCTGACAAGCTAAAATAGCCAATCAGTACATCGTTATGAAATACCAAAGTAGTTCGGGTTAAACCATAATTATGATAATCAAAAGCATCTTCAATCAAGAACGTATTGAGCTCTTCACGCTCACAACAAAAATCTTGATAAAGATGCTTTTCTACTGAATCTAAATTTCGTAACTCGACCTCAGAAATATTAATCTCTGTGGACAAATTGAAACCTCATAATTAATTTTTAAATGCGTTTTTTGCTATTTGAGCAAGCTGCTCAAGGCGTGATTTACGAGCTGGCGTAATTTTTTTCTGAGCTTCTTGAAGAATTTTTTGAGATGAATCAACACCAAAAGTTGGTGTTACCAACATTGCTGGAGCTTTCATAATAATTTCCAAAATAGAATAAGATAATCAGTTAAATAAAATTAACATTAATAGTAATCGTGCGATTCAACAATATTTCGTACGATATAATTTACTATTGAAAATATAATATTTCTTAATGACATTTATGTCAACTAGAAATTACATTCTTAAACACCTAGCCTTGAAATTTAAAATATTAAAATTCAACAACTTAACAAACTTGCTATTAAGGATTTTAGAAATACTATGCTAAAAGTGCGGTATATAGTTTATTTCTTAAAATATCCCGCACTTGATTAAGCTTTAAGGAATAAAGCTTTAAAACATTTTATTTTTTTGCCTTAAACTTCTTATGGCACTCATCCAGAAACAGGTTATCCAAAGCAAAAATACAGTCATTAAAAATATGAGCAGCCACAGGCAAATCATTATGCTCAGCATAGACATTGATTGCATGCTGGTCTAATGATAACGGGATGCTCTGCTCGTACCGTCTGGATCTGCATATAGTGCTAAATGCCGAAAGAATGGAATCAGCCACATAAGAATATTCTGGCGGATCAGGAATACGACCACCTAAGAACTTGATTTGTTCGATTTCGTGCGGCGTTTTTGACGCATAGGTCTTTTGGTACTTATAGAGCTCGATGACTTTCCCAGAATTAAAGCCTTGTCCTTGTCTGCGTCTTCCTGAATCTTCTGGGCCTGTTCTTTAATGAATAGCCAGATTGAAATACCAATATCACCAAGATTAAGAAGCTTTGAGGCATTCTCAGGGGTATATGGCTTTTCGGTCTCAACAGTTTTACCATCCACGATTTCGGCAAATACCACACCTTTCCAGTCTTCAATTAAGTGGGCAGCACATGCATCCATTAACAATTCGTGATAAAGCTTGGCATTTTCATCTTTGACCATCACATCATAGCCTTTAGACGAGATCTGGTTACCTGCTCGTTCAATCGCTACCTGAAAAGGCTTATATGCGATACCACGGACTTTGAATTCAGCCTGTGCCTCTCCATCAGCACCTTTGTATTCGCACCATTTTGATACGTCCGAGCTTTTAATAATTCCGACTTTTAAAGCCATAGCAACCTCTAATTTTTAGAAATAAAAAAGCCCATGGGATTCCATAGGCTTTGTTACTGAATAAGTTGATTACACAAGAGCGCGTACAATTGTTGGCGCTGTACGAACTTGGGCAAAGTTGATATCTACAGTAATGATGTCATCACCACCACCATCCGGGTGATTGGCTTCCATGACTTCCAATTGCGGGAAGTTGAACGAATATTTACTTCCTTTGCTGTCTCTGATGTCGAAGGTCAGTGTAAACACATCACGGGTTTTGATTGCATCAATCCAACCAGCAGCTGTGGCCGAGAACATGAATGAAGCATTCGCTTCGATATCCATCATCTTCTCTAAATAAAACTCTGGAGTGTATTTACCAGATCCAATACAACGGATTGCTTCAAGGTTATTGTTAATAGAAATGGTCAAAGACTGTAGACATGCTTTGCCTTGAATTGACTGGCCGTTTACAAGCAAGTTTTCCACGTTTGGCATACTCACCAGCGGACGAGTTGAGGCTGCCACCGGATTCACTACAGGGTTAGTTTGCTGACGAGTAAACGAGCTACCTACAAGACCAAAGTTACCAGTAATTTTTCCAGTGGTCTGGATAGTAATTTCACCAGAATTAACCTGTACTCCACGATAAATAAAGACTTGGCCAACATCTTCGAAAACTTTAACCAGCGTTAATGACTTACGTACCGTACCACCAAAACTTAAAGCGTTACCCGCCCAATTATTGAAGGCTAAAGCACTTAGGAATAGATCAAATGTTCCAAGTGATAATTCAAACTCTAACTGACCTGCTACTTCTGCTTCAGTAACTACCCCACCTTGGCGAAAACGTGAATCAACCACTTCACTGCTTTCTTCAGTAGAAACATTTTCAGATAAACCATCACTTACACGGCGAACTGTGTACCAGATCGGGTTTGCTGGAGTTGTTCCTAAAACTGCTTCTTCACAAGCATATAATCGAATTTTTGCGCCTGAACTCATTTATGGTTCTCCAAAATTTAGGCAATAAAAAACCCGCTTTTTAAGCGGATTATTAAAGTGTTTCGTCTGTGTCTGAGATTTCTGGCGGTTCTACCCCAGCCATTGCAGCAGCTACAGCCTCGGATAAGTTTGTAGGTTGGAAATCAAAAGGTGTTTCAGTTGTAGGTGGCTCAGGCTCTGGTTCAGGTTCTTCATGCAAGCGAATATCAATCCAGCGACCTTCTGGAATATCTATAGGTAATTCCAAGTCTGCAACAACTGCAGCAAGTTCAAAATCAAACTTACGTTTATAAGTCTTAATAGATAGATCACCGTTTTCCAATGTGTCATACACCACAGCTACGATCGTGTTTCCATTTGCGTCTTTGGGTACTTCGATGTACCAACCTTCTTGGGCAAAGCCTAAAGAGCCTTTAAGTAAATAATCGCCTACATCAACTTTCTTAAATTCAATCGGCTGTTTTTCTGCATCACTATTGAGTTCGATATGGTCGTTAAACAACTTAACTACTGGTGAGGCTGATTTTAAGAATCCGTTTGCATCAACTGATGTATTGAAGCTGGTCTTTAAATGCCCCCATGCTGACCATGCATCAGATCCAGCACCATATCGATATGACATTTGGTGCCCTTGCACACCTTTGAAGAATTGCCATGAATAAGTACCGATTGAATCATTGGCGTGATAGCCCATCAATGTCCCATAACGCATAGGCATATAGAGAGAGTTTGCTGTACTCCCGCCTTGCCAGTCACCATGTGAAATGTTGGCAAATCTATTAAGCCCTAAAACAGACACCCAATCGGAAACAAGTGTCTTATTAAAAAGCGAAGCAACCGCATTTGCTGAATATCCCAATGCACCAGCATCACCCAGACCTAATGCAACTTTCGCACTAATTGCGGAGTTTGCACCCGTTCCCCCTTGTGCTATTGAAAGTGGAGTAGTTAAACCTTTCATTTCAGTAATGTCAGTATTCACCCCTTTTTCAGCAGCTCCTAGATTTGATCGAGCTTCTGCTGCAGTGATTGCCCCTGTACCACCTTGAGAGATTGCTGCAGTTCCTTGAACTTGTGAAAAGTTAGGGCTTAAATTGGGAATGCCAGAAGCGAATGGCAGCATGAATTGCCGCTTCCCCTGAGCAGAATTCAACTGGAACGGTCGATGGTCCCAATTAAATTTAAATACAAGATTTGCCATTATGCTGTTACTCCGTCAATCACTTGGAAAGTCAAAGTTTCGGTGTGTTGAGTGTTGCCGCTTACTACCGCTTTAATATCCATTTGGCACAAACCAACGGGCCAAGCAGCTGTGCTTGCTCCAGATTTCACATTAAGCCAACCCTTTTGTGTGCTCTGGCTTAATGCTGCACAAGTCAATGTAGCTACCACTGCTCCATCCGCCAACGATTTAACTTGCGATGTGAATGTGTAGCCTGTTAGATCAATTGCACGGCGAACATCATCGGGTGGATATTGCAAAGTTTCATCCATATCAACTAGCTGAAGATTTAAGTTGAAAGTGTCACCACGCTTAAAAACAAAATTGCTCATAAGTGATTCCTATAGACATAAAAAAACCACCGATGAGGTGGTAGTGAATAAGACATAAAATACCTCTCAAAATGGAGGTCTCATAATTCAAATTAGTTAATATCTAGGTTTATATCTCTTGTTTCCTCCACTCGTAATACAGTAGTGCCCACCTCTAGGACCCACGCAATAATCCACCACAGCACATGAACAATCACTATCGTAGTAGGTTTTTTTCTGTTTTCTTTCAGAATGATGAGGATGAGATTTTAAGGCCTGATAATTATTTGACGTGGTTGATCGAGACTTTTGTTTAAAGCAACCATCCGTTTCACATAATAGCTTTGTTGATAACCACTGAGGTGATGAGGAATTTAAGGAAATACGTGCCCAGTTTCCTTTCGTCTCATAAATATCAACTTTTTCTCCACGTCCTAACTTGCCTACTACGTGACCGTTTGGTTTATCTCTAATATTTAAAGAATTAGTGTTAATATATTTTGATTCGATAACTTCCTCTACTGCACTCTGTGCATTTTCTGAATCTGAAGTTTGTTTTGGAGAGTTATCATTGCCTGAACCAAAAATCCCTAAAGCTACTAATCCTGCGGCACCCCAGCCTAAAGTTGATTTTTTCATGTTTTACCATTTGTTATAAATTTCTATTACTGTAACAGAATGTAATCACAAATAATAATATGCTGAGGTCATTAAAAATAATCGCCTTGCAGAAGCTTTTTCTTGAACTCAAAGCTCATTATCTAAATCGACACTTACTCCAGTAACAACGTTATGTTTAGGCCCTCCGAGACTAACAACATTAGCCAAGCGTATATTCACATCAGAAACACATAGCTTGTTTTCAGATTGCCATTTGCTCAACTCAACAGACATAACATCTTCAAGATGTCTTTCCAGTTCTTGCCGTTTAATTTCGATTTCTTCTAAAGTCAGCATACATGACATATCAATTCACCTTGTACCCAATGGTCACATTATACTGAATGAAATCAGCATCTTGGCCGACAAAAATTGATTGTCCTTGCAAACATTCTAGATGATCGATTGAGTAATATTCAAAATGGGCAAGCAAAGCATCACTCAGTTTTGTGATTTCCATTATTCCTGAATTGGGACGAGCAAAGCATTGGACCATAATATTACCGGTACGGCGTGTACAAGGATTATCAGCAATGCCTGAAATAAAACTTGGACCGCCCGCAATCGTTAAGCGACACCACAAACCTTCCTTTGGAACCTTAAAGCCTGGTAAATTTGGATACTGGATTCTATCCTGGGAAATACTAGTAAAGCTTTGCATACGTTCGGCAATTGCTTGCCTCGCCTGCTCTAAAGTCATTGCCATATTAGCCGCCATACTTCTGAGAAATAAAGTTAAATGTGAGGCCATAAATACCTTGTGGTGCTTGATCAGACCAACCGTTTTCTAAACGCGGTCCATAAGCTTTATTGTTCTGGATATAGACCAAATTACCCAATTTAATCTTTACAGCTTGAATAGCGGCATCCTGCACGGCGTTTGTTTCAGGTCCACGCACGCCGAAATCAGCAGATCCAATCGAAACAATATGTGAAGCACGGTATGCACCAGTATCGACTGGACTTAAATTAACTAAAGATTGCACAGTATCCATAACAATATTCTTTACATGCGCTTCTGCTGCTTTAGACACATCAAGACTAAAACTAGTCGGCTTTTTCCCCTTCCATCCCATGACTTACCTCACTAGCTTCGAACATTTCAAATAGGTCTTGAGCGATTGCCTGAATTGAATAAGCTTCAAATTCCACACTGGGCTCTCGCTCACCCATTCGCCGTTTTACTATTTGCCAGATATGAACAGCTTCATGTAAAAGCAATCCATAAACTTGAATTCGGTCTTTATCCGCCGTATCACCAATTTGGACGATTGCATATGCACCATCAGAAAAAGTACTAACTTGCGCATCCGCTCCCATATCCAAAAATTGATCGGCCTTATCCATATCTTCAAATAACAAATCCATGTGTAGTTGATTTCGAGCAAGCGTGTACTGCACATGTTGGAAAGGAGAGATATACCATTCAGGAACATAATCAGGATTAACCATGGTTTAACCTATTAACTAGGTAAAGGCGTTTCAGTCGCTTCTCTACCATCAAATGAGTTATGAATAAAAATGCCATCCTCATATTTGGGATGGCATTCGCAGTGAAATAATGAATGTGGCTTTAGATCATCATCAGGCAGCACCTGAATGCTGTCATAAAACTCATATACAGCCCACGTCATATTTACTCCAATAAAAAACCCACCTAAGTGGGCCTGTATTTACTTAATTCTGTGCTCGTCAGCGAGCTTTTCTATCTGGGGTTTAACTTCTTCACTATATAATGTATAAGTTTCCACAGCTTTAAAGTAGCGATCACTGACCATTTGTTCTTGATAAATTAAACCGGGCAAACTTTCCCGATTATTTGGATCAACCTTAGATTTTTCCAAATCCCTACAAGTTTGTAAAAGAGCTAGTATTTTGTATAGTAAATTAAGTTGTTTTTGGTGCATCTTATAGCAAACATTATGAAATTCATTATTTGTAAAATTTTTTCCCGATTCTTTTAAGTCGTCACTGTGTTTATATATTCTTGGTAATAAGTCTTCTACTCTTTTCTCATACTCCGTAAGTTCTTCAACTGTAAGGCCACGTTCGTAATAGCTTGTTATATAATCTTGTATATCCTCTACAACATTCGTTATGTTCTTTGCTTCTTTAAGTAATTGTATAATGTCTCTTTCATTCCGAATTAAACTATGCTGCTCACTCCAATGGCTAAACAAAACAAAAGCCACTACAGAAGTAAGAAATGTAGCTGCAAGAGTCAAACCATCTTTTAAAACTTCATATGATTTCACTAAGTCGAACTCATAATGATTTAAGGGATATTTACTTAAAAGTAAAAAGGCTAAAAACAAATAAGCTGAAAATGCCAAGATGAAAAACACACCGATCTTTCGTATTTTCTTTTCTAGTTTAGTCTTAAACATATCCCCTCCTCATTTTATGGGCACATTAGATCAAGTTATTAAACCTTCCTCAACTGACATTTCCATATTGTGCTAGCTGGATCTTGCTGAATATGAATTACCCGGAATGAGCCTAAGGCTGTTAACCACTCATCATCAATCTTTGGCTCTTTGGTAACTTCATTCTGAAGCACTGTAGCCTTTTTATCCGTGGCCAGTACTCCAAGCGTCTGAATCTCATATTGACTGTAAGAACCAAACAGAACACCACGGCCGGAATAGTTTTCTTTAACTTCAACATATGTTTCAGTTTTAGTATCCCAATTCGTTTTAGAGATCCGTTCACAAGTAAATGAATGAACGGCGTCCGCTAAATCATCATTAAATGCTTCAGCAATATCTGCCTGAATTTCGTCACGTAAACTCATTAGATTTTCCTGACAAAAAATACAGCTTTTCGTTTGCTGTAAGGCTTAATCAAATCAAGAATGAATTGCTCAATCGCACTAAGCTTTACTGATCCGTCCTGATATTCCTTTTCAGTTTCAACCGTATCAGCTTTGACTTTCTTACGTTTTAGTGCCTGTTCCTGCCCTTGATATAGATCACCTTTCATAATGCCCTTGATTATTTGATATGAGGCAGTTTTTAGAGGTTCAGGAACTTGGGTAACGTCTTCATAAGGCTTAACGTTACGTGCTAATAGATAAGCTTCTGACATCTGAAGGTATTGAGCCTTATCACTAGCAGATAAAGCATCAAAGCCTTCAACATGTTCTATCGCTTCTTGTTCAGTGATAAAGCTCATGGTTTATTCCTTTGGAATTAATGCTAAAAGTTCTTCTTTTTTAGCGCCTGCTTCAAATGCAATGCCTTTTTCAGTCAAGACCGCACGCAACTCATCTACTTTGAGGCCTGCATAGTTAATCGGCTGTGTTTGATCTTCACCTGGCTTTTTATCTTCTTCAGGCTTCTGACCAGCATTCCCTGATTCAAGTTCAGCAATACGTTCTTTCATTGCTTCAGGATCATTTTGAAAGGAATTGAATTCGCCGTGTAAAGTTGCAAGCTGCTCTTCAAGCTGGGTTACTTTTGCTTCAGTCATTTGACGTTCTCTCATGCGGTTAAATGCGGATAGGCCCATTTATGGATCTCCAAAAAGTTAAGGCGGGTAACCCCGCCTTGTCATTATTTGATCTTGTGCTTGAATGCCACAATACGGATCTGTTTAGGATCGTAAACACGTTCCCAGTTTGCAGCTGTTGCTAGACCAGCGTTATTAGGAGCAATACCTGTATCGCCTGCCCACTTAATGCCGCGAGGATGTAGCACAAAGTGACGGCGGTTAATAAGAATGTCAGTACCCGCTAAACTGTCTCGGTCAGTCTCTACACCAACTGGTGCGCCAATATCTTGGAAACCAATCGCCCCTTGGCCAAACAAGTAAGAAGTAAAGACATCGCCTTCAACTGGCATGCCATCATCTACAATCACACGGCGATCCATAAAGGTTTTGTAGAGAACCACACCATCAGCATCTCGAACAGTTTCGATTAAGCCTTGCTTGGCTAGTGCAGCCATTGTGAATGAGTGCATTGAGATCGCTGTTAATTTATCGACAGCATCACCTAGTTTATAAGATGCATCGATAAATGAATGACCATCAATTACGGCTGCTGCTCCAGTTCCAGCCGAAATATCATGGGTATTACCTGCCATGCTGGCCGCCCCGAATACACCTTTAAGGGTGTTTACGGTAAAACCTTGAAACTCACGCGACCAGTAATCTGCCACCAGATCACCAACCGCACCAAGTGGATCGTCACCAGATAATGCTTTAGCCAAATCATTAGCGCCCCATGCTTTACCACGTGCATGAAGAATCGCAATGTCCTTGCCTGAAGTGATGTTATTTACAGATAAAGGTTTTGAATCTGAAAGTACTTCTGACTCACCGCTTAAATCATTCCAGAAAGGAATATTTACTGTAGTACCGCCTTCTGTACCAAAAGCAACTTTTTCATCTAGCTCCCCAACAATGCCTGACTGCCATAATGCAGACTTTTCGGCAGTTTTATTTAATACGTACGGAGTGAATAACTCGGGTACGATTACATCAGCAATTTTTGTGTCGCCCATTAGGCTTTACTCCTTAAAGTTTAATACCGTGTTTTGCCGCTAGCTCTTTAGCTAGTTGCGGATTTTCATTTCGTAATTGCGCCAATTTGGTCATATTTACCGAGCCATCGGCTTTGAGAATGTCTGGCTGACCTTTTGAATTGTTGCTACCAGGTGCGCCCATGCCATTAGGTTTAGGCCAGTAATACGGTTTTTGCTCGCGTAGAGATTCAACCCATTCTTTTGGGGTCATCGGTGTCTGACCGTCTTTACCAATGACCACATCCCCGTTTTCATCAACTGCCACAGCTTTGCCGTTTTCATCTAATGCAAACTTTGTCTGAGCTAAAAAGGCGATATCAGGGGTCGCTTCTGGCAGTGCTTCAAGTTCAATAGCAGCCTGAACAATTTGGCTTTGCACTACTGATTTCTTGAATTTCTCGGCATAAGCTTCAGCTTTATCTGCCCGTTCTTTCTCTGCCTTAAGAACCTTGTCATGCTCTTCACGCATCTTCTCAGTGCGTTTCTGAATAACTTCTTCAATCTTGCCTTCTGCAATAAGTTTGGATTCTTCATCCTGATTTGATTTATCAAGCAGGACCTTGATTGCATCCAGATCTAAACCCTCAACCTTTGATTTCAATGAACCTAGTTCATCTTTCAACTCTTTTTTATCTTTGATAAGTTCAGCGTTCTTATCTTTAAGACCTTTAACAGCTTCATCAACGGCGTCTTGAATAGCTGCTTTAATTTCAGGATTTTCCAAATCAACTTTGATTTCGTCTGGCATTTAAAAATCTCCTAGAGATACCGCTTAGCGGGTTTAATTGTTGAACCCTCTGCTTAGCTTCAGGCATTAAAAAAGCGCCCATTAGGACGCTTCATTTCTATAAATGATTATTTACTTAAAGCTTGGCGTACAAATGCATCTTTTGCTTCAAGTAGCTTTCTTAATCCTGTGGATTTTTCAGGCCCGTCAGGAAGTTGCTCATCCATTTGCCGAGCTAAATCACCAATTGGCTTACTAACTTGCTGCAAATGTTCAGGTAAATGTTCATATTGGAAATATTGGATAATAGGGCTTGGCATTTTCTTCTCGCAAAAAAAGCACCCGAAGGTGCTATGGTTAAAAATTAAGTTCTATTTGATGAGTGCAATTGCTTTTAATCTTTCAAAAGTAAAACCATAAATTGCCATGGCTTGAAACCTTAATTTGAAGAAATGGCACCAGAATTCATTTTGTGCTCAGAATATATTGAGCATCTGACATATTGATTTGCTTTTCAGGCATTTGTAGTACCTTTCGCTACGTTTCCTTTGCACCCCAAACCTTTTGTCTAGGTTCATCACCAACTAAGCGGATGCCTTGAGGACCACCTACATCAAATGTTGCCGTGATAGTCGCTGGACCCTCAAAAACACTACAATTCATTTTTACAGCGGTTAATCCAGCTAATGGAATACCTGTTTCCTCGTCACAAAGAGCAAGATGAGAAGATTTATCTGAAACTCTTTTAAGTACCAAATGTCTAACTTTTGATTCACTCATAAGCCAAACTCCATAAATGACAAAAGCGCCATTTGGGCGCTTATATAGGTGAAAATTGTGTCTTAAGTGAGTTTAGAATTACCTGTAATCGGCAATAATTACTCACAGTTAAATCCAGTTCCAACAAGGTCTTTTTTCAAATTTGAAACGAGATTTTGTTGTTCCTGCTGTTGTCCACTAAGATAATTTTTATCTAGAGTCTCTGCACCATCAATAGATTTATAAAGCTCTTTAGATTCCTCTAAATTGTCTTTTAAAAACGTGGTGAGGTTTAGTTTCGCCTGGGCAGCTCTACATAAATTATTTTTAGCTTCTAAACCTTGAGTAGCCTGTTTTACTTGACCAGTTGCAGGATCAAAAGAATATGCATTTGCCATTGCTGACTCCAAAGCTTCAGACAATCGATCATATTCTTTAAGATATTTTTGACTTGGTTCAGCTAAACAAGTGATGGAAATTAGGGTTAGACATACAAAAGCTATTGTTTTCATATTGTATAAATTCTGATGTTTTAAAAAATATAACATAAGAAAAATTACAGACCCAACTTTTTAAAAGCTTTTTCATCCAACTTTCTCAAATCATCTAAGCTATAGAAACGGCCTTCAGGATCAAAGAACTTATCAAAATCAAATTTCCCATCTTTATAGAGCTTAAAGCGCTTTGGCCCTAGCCACTCCCTTTGAAAGAAATCATCTGTTTTCTTAAAGAACTCTTTGAATGTGGTGTTTGCATCTAACTGTCCTATTAACTGGCTTCGCTCTTCTTTGGGGATGTCTTTAACTCTACGTTCGTCCATTACAAATGGCCGTTCACCGATAAGTTGACCATCTTTTTTAACTGGTACTAGTTCGCTGCGACAATTAGGATGCAACGGCGGTACACGTTTTGCCGGATCATCAATCCTCCAGACAGTACCGTCTAAATGAGCACAAAGCTTAGATGTTCTTCCATCCAATACACTAATAAAACGAACATACTCAAAACCTAACTGTTTGAAAGTATCTAAATACGTTTGATTAGCAACATGACTACGAACTGTTCTTACGGTACGTTCAATATCCGTCTTAGAGCTACTTAAAAGCCCATCCTCATAATTAAGGCGCTTGGTGCCGCGAATACGCTGAACTATTTCCTGATTTGTTTTACCTGAGTTAATGCCATCCCGAATTGCATATTCAACTTTTTGGCGTGCAGTCTCAGCAATCTTGGAAAGAAGATCATCAACTAATGCTCCACCTACTAAGGGTACTTTTTTAGCTGCTGCATATACCTTTTCACCATTTGGCTTTTCGATCTTGCCTCCATATAGCTTCGCCGTGTAATTAGCTTCATAAACTGCCAAGGCAGTAGCAGAAACAGCGAAAGCTTCAGGTAATGCAGTGTTTATTGCAGTAAACCACTGGGAGATTAGATCACGAACTTCCTTCAGATTTGACGTTGTGTACTGTCCACTTGCTAGAGCCATCTTTTCAGAATCATTTAATTCATCAAGCAAATCCCGAAGCTTTGCCAACATTAATATTGACTCATCATTAAAGATTTTTAGTAGCTCATTAACAGATTGAGAAGACACCCGATATAAGTACGCCTGATGTTGGGTAAGTACTTCAATCAATGATTTATCTTCTTTTGAAGCCATACATCACCTCTACAAAGGAGTGTTATCTCGCTCTATTTCTACCCGCTTCACTTCTTCCTGATAGTCGTGAGCTGGTAATTTACCTGTCATTAGGTATTCCCAATATGTGCGGAAAGAGTTTTTCCCTGAAATAGCACCCTCATAAAGCTGTTTTGCAAGATTAATATCCGTGACCTGCACAATAAACTCAGGTTCAACCGTAAATGAATATTTTGTCGAATCCAGCTTTAACCACTGCGCTGCATACTTAATGGCTTGTTCAATTGCTGCAGCTGCACACATCACGATACTGTGAAGACTTGCCTGCTGGTCATCCTGACGTGCACGGCGTGCCTCACCTGATTCTTGTGTATTGGTATCAACTACTTTAGCCCCAGCTTCTAATGCTGAATTCTTTTGCGCATCCATTTCCTTTTTAGTGAGTTCAATGCCGTTACCTGAAATTTCCAAATAACCACATTGTGAATTTAGAGGAAGACTCCAGACAGCCATAACACCAGTAACGCTAATATCATCATCATCGTCATCATCAAGGCCACTAATCCAAGGTTGCGGATGGGCCGTATGGTGAAGAGACTGGTAATAATCTGCACTGAGCTGGTAATACTTCAGAGCAGCCTTGGCCATTGTCAAAAGCGGTATGGTACCTACATCCGGAGAATTACTAGTGGCACCGCAGAAAACAAATGGTGTGAAAGAAAGTTGATTACCGCCGAGATCGGGAGTTTTATCCTCCACATTTGAACCATCGAACAATCGGACCGCTAATGCTCCATCATCCATAGATAGAACGCGGTGAACCGTTTTAGTTTCGTGCCCGAATTCATCTTCACTATTATCAAATTGCTCCTCGAGCACTAACAGTTTTAGATCTTTACGACCACCGATACTGTTTTCCTTCCAGTTGATAATAGATAACGCATCATATAAGGCGAAATATGGCACTCCGTTAGCATCAACATCGACAAGCAGCCCACAGCGCCCAAACTCTAGCAACTCTGAACAAATGCGAATAAAGAGCTGTTTAAGCCCAAAACCGTCATTTGTTGCATTCTCTATCAATCCTTTAAGTAGAGAACTTTCAATCACTATATTCGGCTCAAGCTTTGAAACTAACCCGATCATTGTGCGTAATGCGTCCTGAACCCATAGCGGATACTGAGCTCGACTTAGATAGGCCTTATAAATCTCTCCAGTCGTATCACCTTGCTTTTCAGCCTCAATCATTCCGGCCGATTTAGCTAGGTACTTTGTATGTGCCTGTTTGATCTGCTCTTCACCAGCAACGGCGTCACGCATAATCAACCAGCTTTTTTGTGCAGCAATATACTGCGGATGTTTATCAGTAACTGCCATAAAAACACCAATAAAAAAGCACCTAAAAAGGTGCGTTGTTTAAGACATCCCTCGAATCCTACGAACTCCAACGGATTTTTTGTCGATCGGGAATAAATAAGCGATTGGATATGTACCAGCATCATTCATATGGTCAAACCCGGCAGTTTTATCCGGTTGCCCATAATCATCATAGATTTGTCGCTCTAAGCATTTAGCAAAGTGAGGACATTTATCAACATTCACAAACAATCTGCGCTCAGACAATGTATTGCAGAGCATACCGTTCATAGAGTTAATACGATCTTTAACTGCTGGGTTTCTACTGTTCACATGGACTTTAAAACCAGCCTTTCTAAGTAACGCCAGATCCGTTTCACTAGCATTGCTCGACTTCCGGTTCTCACCAGAAGCATCGGGATAAACTGCAACCTCATGGTCAGGATATCGTTCTTGGATAGCCTCAATCATTGCCGGAGTATCGAACAGATTTACGAACTCATCGACCGCATGCATATGTTCACCACGGCGTATATACACAACAGCAGCCATCTTGGTAACGTTAAAGTCCATCCCAATATGAAGCACATCATTTGGCTTAACTGTTTCAGTTGATGCGTTCAGCAACCGGTTAAAACAGTAGTAGATAACGCCCTGATAGCTCTCAAAGCTTGCTTCATATTCCTGACTAAAAGTCTTAGGATCCATTTTGCGCTTAGCAACAATGATTTCAGACTCAGGAATATTTCCACCCTGAAGGGATGTATAGGAAAAGCTTTTACAATCTGGTTCATGACCGGGCTGACCATCCATGAATGTGTCATAACAATGGTTAAAGCCTTTAGGTGTGCCAATACGTAAAACATGGCCACCGACTCGCTGCTCGCCATTCACCATATACTTACAAGTAGAAAGCATCGGGCGAAGTACTTCTTCCCATGCAGCCCATTTACAGTCAGCCCATTCATCAATAATTAAGAAAAATAAACCAGATCCACGAAGGTCATCATAATTATCTAGACCTACAACACGGATGATATGCCCACTTCTTAAGGTAATTGAACATTCAGTTTCATTCGGCTTTCCAGCTCGCCAAGATGCCGGAATTGCCTGTTTTAATCGCTTCCAGAAAACCCGTTTAGCTTGCTTAAATGTAGGCGCGGCATACCAGATCTCATCCTCAACAGAAACATTCCATTTAGCCGCTAGTCTTGCGGCTCTTCGCATTTCCGCTTTGGCCAAGAATGTTTTACCGAAACGTCGGCCACAAACGGCATCACGAAACCGGGCTTCTTTTTGCCAGCCCCATAAATAAATATTGGCTTGCTTAGGAGTTAATTGAACTGAACCTTCTGGAGGATTAAAGAATTGGCTCATTTGGTATCTCCTCATCAGGATTCAGCACAAGCTTGTAATCCTCTTCAGGTGGACGATACTCAGGGGGATTCACTTCACGCTGTAACTTCTGAAGTTCAAGCTTTTTAATCTCAAGTTCTACTTCAGCTTTGGTTTGGTTCGCTTCAGGATTACCACCTTTATTATTTTGTTCCCCCTTCTTGTCATAAAACCCTTTCATGATCTTTTGTATTTGGTCCACGATCTTAATTGTCATGGTCACATTGTTTTTTTTAGCCCAAAGTAAATCACTTAAAATCTTCAACTGAACAATGTCATTTGCTCCACTAATTTTATTTAGTGGCTGACTCAAATACTCTTCCCGAGTTTTTTCAAAAAATTCTTTGAGCTCCTTACTTAAGTCTCTACCTGCAAACTTTGTAGGGTCATAAGACTCTACCTGCTGTCTCGAAACATCAATGTCAAATTCTTCCTTGACGAGACTTACTGTTTCTTGGGGGGTATTAAATACAGCAAGCGATTGTACAATAAAGAGTTTCTGCTTCTTGTTTAATGTCGCCATTTCTCTCTATCCGTCAAGGTACGTCAAGGAAACATGGCAAAAAAAATGAGCCAGAAGGCTCAACTTATTAAACATGTCCCGCAGCACTTTGAAATATTCACATCTGATACAAACGGCGCTTGCTTCGCCACTTCAATTAGTCGCTTCACGCTTTCGTCCGCTCCCCATCTTTTAACTACGCCAACAAATTCTTCAACATCATGGCCTGCTAAATAGTGTTTAGGCAAACCAGTCATTTCACTGATTAACGGATCACCATCCTCATCACGTTCAACACCTATGTGATAAAGCTCATGCTCTATCAATGCACAGAAATCACGATCAGTCGCCTGATCGCAATAACTTGCATCAATTGTGATGAGGTACACAGGCACATAGCCAAACCAATCGCGCATTTGCTGCTCTTGACGAGCTTTTTTCCACCCGCCCTGATTAAACATAACTTTTTCACATTGGCCTAAAACCATACGCTTTTTAGCCATACAAGCCGATGATGCCCAAGCAAAAGCCAAGAACTCCTCATTGTCATGTATTAGTTCAGCAATATGGTCATGGTCAGGGTTATGCAAAGGGCCACCAATAGTTAAGTAATTAGCAACAACCCATTTTTTTAGATCTGGTGCCGGTGTTAGTCTAATTGCTTCTTCTTCATCTGCTTGATCAATAAAATCAGTCGGTGGAAATGGTCTTATTTGCTCCATCTTCAATTCTCGCTAATTCACTTTTTATCCAGTTGATGACATATCCCGACAAAATAGAATCTGGATGAAAGCGCTCTATTTTATAACCCATCTCTTCAGCTTGATCATATCGATCAAGACTCCATGCTTTATTTGCCAGCTTTCCACCACGTCCACCAGACCAAGGCCCACCCTCTATTTCAATGAGCAAACGCAATTTCACAATATGAAAATCAAAGCGCCAGTGTTTGGTATGGATCGGTTGAAACTTCTGTTCAAATCCAATCGCCAAATCCTCAAGCTCTTCCTTAAGTGTTGCCTCAGCCTCGAGATATTTTTGCTTCGCCTTAGGCAATGGCCGGCTTTTAGGTTTAGTTTTAGGTTCTTTTTTTCGTGTAAGCCAAAAGTATTCTGTAGAATCCATTATTCTCACCCATAAAAAAAACCGCCCTTAGGCGGTGGCTAAACTCACAGGCAATATAGTATTACTTCTTAAAAGTTGACTTATAAAGCTTTGAATTAAAGTAATCCGTAATTTCTTTACCTTCGGTTTGAATTTTTTCCTCATTTAAGGGTAAAAAATCTAATTCAAATTTCAAGCTCATATACTCTGGAATAAACTTCTTTATAGGCGGAGGTGGTTTAGGTCCACCTTCTGTAATTTTTTCGATAAATCCAGCTAACCATAAAATATACTCACCTTCTGAATTATGAGGAGGAATCAAACTCACATCTATTTTTACTTTACATTCATCTAATGGTCTACTGAACAATTCAACAAAATCAATAAAATTATATTTTAATTTAAATTCTGTTCCCTCAATTTCTCTGCGTATACATGTCATAAGTAAGTTCATATTTTCAATACAGTCATTTGAAAATAATTCCTCATCTTTAATTTTGTTATAAATATTTTCCGCAAACATGAGATACTGTGGCATTTCAGCAGCTCCTCATTTTTATAAAGTATTTTTTCTTAAGGTAGTCCTATTATAACAATGTTGCAACAAGAAATTTTCCATTTTTAGTTTAAGAAAATTTTAAAAATTATAAAAACGATTATATTCAATAAATTAGTACGAATAAAAGCTATGGAAGTTTGATCTTTCTATTGAGCTTTAAAATGGATTATTGTGTTTAAATCATCAATTTAAAAAGCTTGCCTAGTAGGCAAGCTCCCCCTTTTTTTGATATTTGCGCTGATCAATAAGGTTTAGTGTTACTTAAAGCAACACACTGATAATACTGAAATATTTAAAAATAAAAAAGCCCACTTCCTATTTTTATTCAGAAATGGGCTTAGCGAAAAAAAACGCTTAGACCTGAAATAGGAAATATCTTCTTGCTAATACTTCCTTCTTTAATAATTACATAGAAAATAAAAGGAATCAATATAGCCTATAAAGACTCTCTAGTAGAAATTTGGATTGAGAGTACATTTACACCTTACACTAGTTAGCAAGAGATGAGATATAATTATAAATTACTTCTAATAAGTTATATAAAAATTTAAGTTTAGTCCTTCTATTGAAGAATAAAGATAATTAAAATTGATTTAAAAAAATCATTCTTCTATTAAGACATTGCTATAGCATAAGAACTTTTGAACTATAGCCTTGATATGATGTGAAAGCATTACAGAATATTAACATCTTATGATCGATTTTTCTAATAAGTGATATATCACTGAAATTTGAACTAGGTCACATTAACGGATAAATTAATGTTTTACAACTAACCGAAATTCTAGTTATTCTTTGTTAGTATAGTAGGCGCTAACTTTTTAGGCTTTATATAAAAAAAACCACCAATTGGTGGAATGTAACTAAAATTTTCATATTTTATAATTTCGACTTAATCAAATATTTTAGTTTTTTCATTTCTCAAAAGGCAAGTATAGATTAAATTCTAATTTTACTAATAAAGCACACATTCCTAATAATACTCCAATGATAATTACTAAAGCATCCAAAACTATACTTCCAATTATTATCATTAAAACTGATGCTAACATCAATAAGAGTAAAACAACAACACCAACATTGTTATTCATGATTTATCCTAGAATAAAATAATAATCACGTAATTTACATGAATACAATTTATATACAATACTCATACAATATTGTTTTTTTCAAAATACGAAATATAAATAAACGGATTTTTCAATTTTAAAATTTTAGTTTTGTGATGCAATTATCATATTTAATAGGACAATGTGAGAAATTACATTAAAAATTAAAATTAGTTTGACTACTGTTCTCTTATTCTCTTTTTTTTTATTAAAGCAATATAGAGTATCCTTCTTTGAATTAAATATAAAATCCAAATACAAACCTGACTTCTATGTACCTTAGAATTTCTAATCTCGCTTGATAGCAATAAAATTGACGTCTTCGAGTATTATTACCTTGTATGATCAAACTCTGCCCAAAGATGGGTTAGAATTAAGCTATTTGGAGCACTGCTAAGCTGCAAAAAAAATTTTAAACTAACATTCTTGAATAAAAGTCAAATAAAATTTTTCGTCTCAGCAATATTATGTATTAAGACATTTAGAACAACAGTACCATTATAAAATTTGCGAGTGAATTTAAACGGTCCAAATATAAGTTTTAGAGCTTTCTCTCAACTATGAATTTCAAGTCATACACACTTAAGTCACTCCATATTTTTTTAAACTGAAATTTAGGAATTATGTAATCTAAAAAAAGTCCGCACCTTGGGGAAGGTACGGACTATAAACTGAATAACTACATAGGAAGTAGAATACCCGTTTATTATAAATAAATTTCACGTTTTTATCAAGTCATATATTAAACTAGTAACTTATAAAAACGTATTGGCAGACCTTTGTAAATCTATTTAATACAGTCATATAAAATTTAAAATAATTCTTTAATCGCATCTTTAGCAATCAAAATCCTTTGATAAAAAAATTACTTTGCTTTCTTCTACTTCGAAACAATTATCTTAGTTGATTTAAATACTCATTTAATAAATCCATTTACAATTAAAAGCTCTTGCAATAATCGATATTTAGCAGAGCTTCTTAAAGCTTATACAGTTTATCGTGGAAGATATCTTTTTGAACCTGTGCTATTAAGGCAGTAATGTCCACCTCTAGGCCCAACACAATAAGTTCCAGATGTGCAATAACAAGAGTTATTAGTCGTTTTACTATAACTTCTTGGAGTCCGTGTAGTAGTAGAACTTCTAGTTCTAGTATTATTATAGCTTTTTGATTCTCTTTGAGGAGTTGAGTAAACAGGCTGCCTGTTATCAAAACTTCCTTTTGAATATCTATAGGTGACTGGTGGAGTATAACAACCAGCAAAACTGCACAAATATTTAGTATCTATCCATTGTTGTCTATCCATATTTGGATTTAATAACGCCCATTCATCTTGGTACCAGAATACATAAACTTCACTTCCCCCTTTCAATTTAAAGATTTCTTTGCCATTTGGCATATCCTTGACTGGAGCGGTATCAACACTAATCCAATTTTTAACTGGATTAAACCTTTCAACTTTTTGCTGCGAAAAGTCTATGGACGGTATAGATACACATCCACTAATACCCAAAGTAATAACTAACCCTATTAAATAATTTTTCATTTTATTAACTTCTTAGAAAGAATAATTTTAATGCGAAGTAAACAATAAACTACCTAATAAAAGCAACATATACTTTCATCTAATTTAAATACATAAAGAAAAATTAAAAAACCCGCTTCTAAAAAGAAACGGGTCAAAAAACAAAAAACTTTCAGCGCAGTATTTGTGACATATCATACAAGTTAGAAGATGTATTTACAATATACTTTAAGCTTAATTTTTTGATGCTCTCAAAATATCCAAAACTCGCTTTGACATTTCATGCAAGTTGGACCCTATTGGTAGCCAAAAATGATAATTAATGTTGTCACGGTTAAAAACTTGCTTGTAGTAATCAGTTTTAAAAGATGGGTCGATATCAGAAGCTTTTAGTAATCTACCCTCTTTTTCTATTGTTTGCCCATCTAGTTCACCACCAACACAGATATTCATTTTAAGTACCAAATTCTAATTAGACTGGACTATAGCATAAATATAAACATGCTTAAGTGGGCATTCTTAAACGCTTAACATTTAGACAAGCATTCAATTTAGATGATTTATAATGTAACGACCATGTATTTAGGATGAAGACAGCTAATGTGTGGTGTAAATCTAACCATTAAATCAAAGGAACATTACTTAATGCAAAGAAAAGGGGCGCTTTTAACGATTGTACTGGTGGCGCTTGGTGCCCACCACCAGTACAACACAATATCAACTCTACAATTAATTAATATGGAGGTGACACAAACAAATAACTATCATTTCTAATAGAATTTCAGGTGGCGATGTTTGGCGACGAGCCACCTGATTTAATTTTAAATCATAATTGAAATCTAGCAAGTATAAAAACAAAAAGCCCATCAAACGATGAGCTTTAGATCAGTGAATTACTTATACTTCGTCCACTATATCAAAAATATGCCATAAAGCGTCTAGACAGTCAACAAGTCTAAATTATGCTTTTCTACTAATTGAGAAGCTTTTAAACGTTCAACGATTTTAATCATTAGATCATTGGCAGTTATAACGTCGATTCCTTCAAATGCTTTTAGTGTTAATTGCAATTTATTATTAATTACATTTGTAATTATTGATATTTTACCAAAATAATCAGGGTAGTATTTCAAAGTTTCATTAACTTTCTCCCGACTAACGCCTTCATATAGTTTTACAGTGTATGTTTTCATTTGAACCTCCATTTTGTCTTAATCTTTTATCATGACCTAATAAATAAAATCTAGCGCAACTCACCATAATTGCGACCTGAGCTTTAGATTGGTTTGTTTCTTGAGCAACCTTCAACAATCCTTTATTTTCAACCTTATTTTTAATTAAACAAATTAATGCAAACTTAGTTGTAAAATCTGTTTTATCAGAATTTAATAGACTTCGTAAAAGTGCTTGAATTTGATCCGCTTCATAATCACTGATCTCACATCGAATATAAGATTTACCTTTTTGAACTTCTTTACCAGCTTCACGCATCAACCAGTAAATTTGATTGATGTGAAGCCCATCTGGCAAATCACCACCTTTCATTCTAACTGTTTCACACCAAGCGCCAAACTGCTCTAACCAACCATCGATAGTATATTTTGACCAGTCCATTTGTTGTGTTTTTAAAGCTGCTCTCATTTCTCACCCACCAATTGCTCAATTTGTTTAATCGCCACGCCTGCTTTAACTTGCTCTGTGCTGAACCGTAAAACTGTAAAACCCATCATTGCTGCTTCGTTGTATTTCTCCATGTCTCCTAGATAACCTTTGCCCCTCGTATGACGGCCTCCACTCCAGATCCCGCCTTCCACCTCGACTAAAATCTTTGTTCCCGTAATTAAAAAATCAGCTCTCCATTTACGTGTTGGATGGAATTTATATTCCTGTTCAAAACCAATCTTGCATGCTCTTAAATGCGTTGCCAGTACCATTTCACCCACACTTGGTTGTCTAGCAACTTGCTTTGCTGAACGCCGCTTTTTATTTTTCTTAATAGGAAATAACTTACGGTATTCAGCAATGCTGACTGATGACATCAAGCACCACCTTTCAGCAAATGGTCCAATTGATTAGCAAAGCAGTTATAAACTCGCGCTTTATCCTGATCACCTAAAAGGCTGGATGAATGAGCATCTTGTTTATACTTCTGAGCCAGTTTTTCAATTGACTCCCTTAGTTCAACCAGAGTGCTTTGCTTTTTACCGCTGAGTGGTTCAATTGAGCGCGATACGTGGTCAGCCATTTCTTTTTCCATATGATCGAAGTAACTTTGACGTGCTAAATCTCTCGACTTGATTAGCTCTGGTGAAATAAGCTTTTCCATTTCACGGCGTTGCGCTTCAATCCATTTACTGTCCATTATTTAAGCCCTCTACAGTTAAAATCGCGCTCTGCAATTCATTCATCTTTTGAGTTATCAAAGCGCCTGTTCTTGGATACTTATTTCTTAATCCTCCATTCAGCATGAAATAACGCCTCATGTAAGCCTTTGCTTCTGGAAGACCACCATACGAATTAATTAATTGCTCAGCTTCACAGTGGTTGCATTTATGCATTTTCACTATCCCCGTATATTGATTCGTAATCAGCAATTGCATGAAGCAACTTGTATCCAGCAGATTCAGGTTTATCTTTGCAATGAGACAAGTCATATAGTTTTAAGTCCTCAATGCCACCCCATGATTCAACCAAATCAACCGACTCCACCAGACGTTTAAGCTCAACCAAATCTACAAAATACTTCTCACGATCTGCTGGGCTGATTTCTACACTTTGACCACATTGGAACTCATAACCCTCATTCCATTCAGTTGCGTTAGAAGGGGCTGAATCTACGATTTCCTTCGCGTATTGCAGTCCTTTATCTCTAATCAATTTAGTTACTTTCATACATTCGCCCCACCAAAACGCAAGTCATCCCAGTCACACTCAACTACTGTCAAACCATCATGTTGAAACCGAGACCATAAACGGTCCCCTAAGTTTTCCTTCAAACCTTGCGCCTTTTCTGTAGATTCAAGCGTCATGTTTGAAATTAAAACTGTCGGCTTTTTTTCGTCATAACGTGCATATAAAACTTTATGAACGAGCTGCAATCGACTCTCGTGTTGGTCGTGCAAACCATATTCATCCAATATCAATAAATCACAGTCCGTGAAGCGAAAAATTGCATTTGCTTCATTGTCATCTGGCTTTGTCCATGCAGTGGCAATTTCATTTGCCATGTCTTCTGAGGTGACGTAACGAACATAACTCCGCTTGTCTAAAACGTTACGAGCAATAGCACATGCAAGATGGGTTTTTCCTGTTCCTGTGCGCCCAACCATAATCAGATTGCGCTTCTTCCCTGAATTAAAATCTTGAACAAATTTATGGCAAGCAGCTTTAGCCTCTTTCTGTGGATCGATACTCACCATATAATTTTTAAATCCGCTTTCCTTGTGGCGCTCAGGGAGTTTTGCTCCGGCAAAATGTTTCTCGCGTACCATGAGGTTGACTTGGTGTGCGTGTTCAATTTGTGATTTCACATACGCTTCATTTGCACATGTTTGGCAAACTGGACGACCAATTAGTAAAACCATTAACTCATTGTGTTTAGGGCAAAACTGATTAGTTTGTACCAGCTCAGTTTTGAATTGTTTGCTCAATGCATTCATAGCATCTCCCCTACATCGATATCATCTGTGGCTGGTGCATACTGTTTTGCATCACCCCAAGCACTGTTTACGTCTCTTGCTGGTGCAGTTTTCATTGGTGAGTTTTGTTTTTTAGGTCTTATCGACTTTGTGAATTCCTGAATTAACCAAGTTGCAAACTTTCGAGTTCGTTGGTTTTCCGTGAGATCAATTTTGTTTTCCCAGTGAGCATTGAAGTTGCCAAGATGAAATTCATAATTTGGCATTTTTAAAACCTGCTCTGCTTGTGCACCCACTTGTGAAGTCCTAAGAACATTCAGCAATAGTTCACGATTTGGTTTCCAAGACTCCTCGGCCGCTGAAGAATTTTCAACCGCGTTTTGTGTGTGAGTATTTTCTTGTTCCTGCTCCTGCTCCTGCTCCTGTTCCTGTTCCTGGCTTCGAAGGGGCTTTGAAGGGGCTTGTAAGGGGCTATCTATTTTGGCGTTTTCGCCACGCTTTTGAGTCATACAAAATGCTTGTGCATATTTATCGAAAAAGCTTGATAAATAAGGGCTTGACGGCAATGAGTCATACTCTTTTTGCACGTTCTTACAGCGGTTATCGGCTGGCTTTAATGACTCAGCTACTTGAAAACGTGCCATCTCGTGCACCCAGACTGTCTCCGTGGCTTCGTCATAGCTACAAAACCCCGCTTCACAGGCTCTTTGAAGCCCCTTAGAAGCCCCTTCAAAGCCCAATCCAGTTTCATGAGCAACATATAAAAGGGGCATGTAATACAAGCCAAGCATGTTCGCGTGAGGGCTTGTCATTAAATACATAGCGACAATTAAGCCTTCATGTGTTTGACGAAGCTTTTTGCCCGTAGTTCCCGTCCAGAAATGTGGTGAGACTTTCCCATAGTCACGCATGGTTATTTATCTCCTTTAAAGGGTGTTCGAAGGGGCTTTGAAGAGGCGATAATAGTCATTACTTACCCCTTCCAAGCTTCACTAATCCGCGCATTTCCAACTGACGAATAATTCTTGGAGGAATAAATTCGTTGTTGATTTTGTAGCGAATGCGAGACTTTTCTTTCACCTGAATTAGCTTGTGCCCATCCTCCATAAGACGGCGAACTGCTATAGCCTGCCCCCCCATATGAGTTAATTCTTCAAGTTGATAAAATCTTTCCTGAGCCTCAATTGCGGCATTCATAACTGAAAGCGGCATGGCTGCTAATTCTTTAGCCGAATAGATCTTTACTGGTTGTTCCAGTGGAATTACCACCTCTAGCGGTGTGGTGGAAACGGAAATATCCTGTTTTCTTCTTGCTGCATATCTCACTTTTCACCACCCTTTGGCTTAACATAGCCTCCAAAAGAATCAACCAAACACGCCTTGGTTAAGCTGGTTACAATCTGCTGTGCCAACCACTGCGTTATGCGAAATTGACGAGCCATAGCCTCTGAAAATTCAACCTTGGTTACCGCCGCATTATTTTCGTCATACCCCTTGTTGCGTAAATTTTGCTTTTTCACCTCAAACAGGTGCCCAAGTACTCGCAATGCAGGTTCATAAAAAGATTGGATTTCACTTTGATGAAGAGAATCTTTGATTTGGTGTGTAAAGCTGTTCATGACACCTCCGCTAATGCTTGCTCAGCGCTTGTTAGCCGGCGTTTGGCGTTAAGTTCAGCAACTGTTGCTGTGCGGATTTCTTTTGAAGAAACCAGAATCAAATGATTCTCTGATTTGATGGTCCATAAACTAGTCAAAGTTTTATTTTTAACCTCAAATAAATCGTTTGATTTAAAACTTCGACACTCTTTAGTAAGTACTACAACGTCACCCACTAAAAATTCTGGCTGGTTGCGTTCGGTTGTTTGATTTGATAAATTGTTTGTGTTCATTTGATCCACCTCAATTGAATGCCTAACCACTCCTGCTTGCGCAGGTAGTGGTTTTTTAATATCCAAGCTTTTCTTTTTGACCACTGATTTCGTCATGAAATAAGTCATCCACCGTTTCTATACGGTTCATCCAGCTTTTAGACATAACTAAAAGTGCAGCAACACGTTCCTTATCAATGCTTTGATAATCTTTAGGAACGACTTTTAATCCAAGCAAACTCAATAGCTCGCAAAACATTTCAATTTCATTCAAGCCATTGTTTTTCTTATCTGTTTTAAGTCGAGTAATAGTGCTTGGATCAACTTTTAATTGTTCAGCAATCTCTTTTTGATTGCTTATATCAAGACCATGCAATATGCGGGATACGCCATTTCTGGCGCTTGCAGATATATCAACTGATAATTTGCTCATGGTTAGGTCCTAAGCATTTGAAGTAGTTCGTTTGATTGGTTCTTTGCCATTTGCCAAATCTCTGATTTGGTATTCGCGAGCTAAAGGAATCTTTTCATTTGGCCACTGGTAAACAGCAGGTGGCTCAATTCCTAATAACTTTGCTAAGCCAACACCATTGACACCAAGCAACTCATAAGCTTCCTGTTTGGTCATTTGTGCAACCTCAAAAATAAGATTTCTTAGTATTAAAACAAAGATAACTTATTTTTGCAAGATGTAAGATAACTTATATGAAGAATCTAGAAACTATGGGTCAGCGTATTCGCGCCTTACGAAGAGAAAAGAAATTAACCCAAGGCGAGTTGGCAAAAATCGCCGGAGTTAGTGCGCCCAATGTCACTGGTTGGGAGAAAGATGCTTATGCTCCTAAAGCAGACCCATTAAGCAAAATGGCCGCTTATTTCGGAGTGTCGACTTCATATATAACTAATGGAGATGAAAGCGGCCCTAAGTTGGATAGCACTGTTACACAATTGAAAGTTCTGGATATCGAAGCTTTTAAGAAAAAATACAATATTCCCGATAGCGAAGATGCTGTTAAATTTCTTGAAATACCTGTTAAACCATTCCCCACCCAAAAAAGATATGTTCCTGTTAAGGCTTATTCAAAGATGGGTATGGATGGGTATTTCACAGATATGGGATATGATGGGAACGCAGGTGATGGATATGTTCCAACTCATACAGCGGGTCCAAGAGCCTATGGTATTAAAGGCACTGGCGACTCAATGTTTCCAGCAATTCGTAATGGCTGGTATGTAGTTTGCGATCCAGATGCTGAACCGGTTCCAACTGAATTTGTACAAGTGTGCTTAAAGGATGGACGCTGCACAATTAAGGAATTTGTTGGAATAAATGGTGGGGTTTTGAGTTTGTTGGCTGTTAATGGTGGCGAACGCCTATCTTTTGACATGGATGAAGTTGAAAGTATTACCGCTATTACAGATATCGTGCCGCCAAGTCAGCACAGACAAGAACATCCTTATTCGCATTAATCACAGGAAGACTTATGGACAATTCAAAACGACCAATCAACCAGATTATTGTTCGCATCAATGATGCTGCGAAACATGGTGAAGCTTTGGTGCTAACAGCCGAAGAAGTGAAGATCCTCTCAAAGGACATTGGTGATAAAGTCTTTATTCCAGTCCTTACAAATGAACAAGTAGTGCAGTTGGTAAAATAAGGAAAGCTTGGACAGAAAATTAAATAATAAAAAAAGACCGATGATAAGTCGGTCTTTCCATCCAAGGTTAGCAAGGTCTTGGATTTGACTAATGTTGGCAGCATTAGCCTTTGCGCCCACCAATATCACAAGATAATTGATAAATTGAGAATAATACGTGTTTGGAAAAATATTAAATAAGTTTAAGGCTTGGTACAAGGGTGATCCTGGTGATATGAGATGGGATCCACGTACCGATACTTACGTAGGCACTAGAGAGCCAAGCAAGCATTGGACAGCAAAGGTATTATCTTATTTTGTTGATTTTTCCTTACTGATAGCTAAATCAATTAAAAAACACCCCAGCGCTTACATAACTCAGCTTTTAGCATTTATTGCTATCCTTGTTTCGTGTTTTTCTATTTATCTTCAATATTATGTAGATGATGATGAGTACAAGCGCTGCACCATAGCACATACCAACAATCAAGAGATTGCATTGAAATGTAAGAAATGACATTGCTAAAGCAATAAGGCTCATTGCCATTGTTAAATAATTAATTTCATTTTTCATAAACTTACCTATCGTGACCCGACACGATCCTTAAAAAACATATCGGGAGGAGTATTTCACGTGAGTAAAATTGTAAATATTAATTCTGAACTAATTAATTTCTATATTGTCTTAAACGATCATGCTCTTGAAATTGATCTTAAAAACAGTGATAGGATCTGCTATACAATGATGGATAGGGATACGATAAATAAATTCATATCATCAACAGATAAAGACCAATTTTATCTTGATAACATTAAGTCAAATAGAAACTTCCGCTCAGAAATTACACTTAAGAAGCACGCTTAGGAGTTGGGTGGTGACCTGCTAGTTTTTCTAACTTTTCAATGGCATCTGAAAAGAACTCGCGTCTCCACTCTAAATCTAATTCACCAGCATATAGCGCTTCTAGCACAATCAGCTTTAGCTCGCCTTCTAAAATTATTGGAGATTCATCCCAAATATCTAGGCGTGCACAACAACTGTTTCTTTTATTCTTAGCGATCATAACAAACTCCATCCAACCCACCCCGTGTGGGTTTTCTTTTGTCTATTAAAGCATAAAAGTAAGCTTTCTTAAATTAAAATAAGATTTCTTATTGACAAGAAAACTAAGTTTTCTTATATTTATCTCGTAGACATCAAAAAAGCACACCGCCCCTCCCCAGGTCCGATGTGCTTTTGCAAAACTGCGAGATCAATTATGAACGTAAAAGTTAACTCATTCAACTCCTTTGCATTTGTCAGCATGGCTGCTCTTGCAATTTCTGGTGGTTCTTTAGTTGCTTGCCAATTACAGCCAGCTTTCCAAGCAAAAGAAGCACCTACTCTTTTTACACCTAAAACTCAACCAAGTACTTACGGTGTGTTAACCGCGAAAATCACAGGTAAACATTCTGGCGTTGCTGTCATCAAATTAGATAGTTTCCGTTTAAACGTTAGCTTTGATTTTGAAGCTCATCCAGACAGTTACGGCGTTCCGGGTTCTGAATTCACTGCTGTTGATATTACTCAACTCACAGTAAATGAAATCACTGATGTTAATGGTAAGTCATATAACGATTTCACCGAATTTGAAGACATCCGCAACATCAATGACCTTCTAAAAGGCTTCATCGAACGTAACAAGTTGGTGGAGGTTTAATGATGTCTAATTTCAAAAAGCACCCTGACGGCTACAAGTCATTTTTAGGCCGTGATGATAAGGGCCTCTACTCTGTTCGCATTGGCTGGCAAGTGTACGCATCTAATGCTAATGGCTCAGTTCTTTACAAAGTTAAAGACGGAGTTAAGACGCCTTTAAATGTGTTCAGGTTCCAAACTTCTTATCCAAAAGTTTGGAATGAACTCACCCAAGAAATCGATTTCCAACGCAGAAAGCAGCTCGCAATAAAACTGCGTGAAACAAACATCCCTACCTATGACCGCAAAGCTTATAAAACTAAGCGCGGCTTCACCGGCTCTAGATGAGGATAAGAAAAATGGCTTTACCGATTATTACTGCTGACCAAACTTTATTGGTTCAAGCAATTATTGTGTACCTTTACGCTGATCCGGGTTTAGGTAAATCATCGATGGGCTTTACTGCGGAAAAAGCAATTTCTTTTGACTTTGACCGTGGTGCTCACCGTACTGGTGAATTACGTCGTGGTGCGGTTGTACAGGTTCAACAATGGAGTGATGTTGCAAACCTTACTCCGCAGGACTTAGCACCATATAAAACCGTAGTCATTGATACCGTGGGTGCAATGCTTGAATGCATTAAAACCCACCTGTTACTTACGGCAAATAACCGTCAAAAAGATGGTTCTTTAAAGTTAAAGGCTCAAGGTTTAGCGAACCAAACGTTCAAGCAATACATCAATACTTTGATCAGTTTAGGTAAAGATGTTGTTTTCATTGCACACGCATCAGAAGATCAAAACGGTGATCAAATTATTTACCGCCCAGATCTAGGTGGTAAAAACCGTAACGAGCTTTACCGTATCGCAGATGTCATGGGTTATCTAACAACTGTTACTACTGGTGAAGGTAAAAATGCCCGCGTTATTAATTTCAAACCTTCGCCTACACATCATGCGAAAAACTCAGGTGCTTTAGGCGGTGAAACCGGTGAAGTATGGGTACCTGATCTTAAAGCACACCCTACTTTCTTGGCTGACCTGATTACTCAAGCTAAAGATCACATTAACACCTTAACGCCTGCACAACTTGCAGCAGCTAAAGCCCAAGAAGAGCTAGAAAACTGGAAACAAAGCTGTGAGGAAGCAGAGCATGCAGGTGACCTTAATCAATTAACTGAGTCGCTTGATAAAGAACATATGTATTACCAGAACATGCGCCAAGCAATGTTAATGAGGGCTAAAGCATTGAATTGCACGTTTGATAAGCAACGTGGCACTTGGATTAGTCCACCTGAATTTAACGGTATCTCAGATCAACAAAGAGATGAACTTCAAAACTTTATTGCTGAACGTGGCCTCGATGTAAAAACAGTTTGTGAGCACTTAGGTATCGATGCCCTTATCCAAATTGAAGCGGCAAAACTTAAGGCAGTTAAACAAGAAATTGAAACCTTAGCGAAAACGGGGATGACAGCATGAAAATACTAAATAAAGTTGAAGCTAAACTTGCTTGGGCCAACGGTGAATTACTTTTAGTAAATAATACTGAGCGTAATGGCTGGGAACCATTTAACCCTTATGACTTTGGCTTTGATGTTTTTGATAAATTCGAATTTCAATTAAAGCCTAGAACTATTTTTATTGGCGAATTTGAGGTACCTGAACCATTAAAAGAAGCGCCTGCTAAAGGTTCTACTTGCTCTTACCCAAGTCCAACTGTTGAATTAGGTGTGCAGCAGTTTAAGTGGAATGGTTCAAAAGGACAATTACGCATGCTTCAGCATGGCCAAGTCCACTCAAGTTTTGATAATGCTTTTGCTCATTGCTGCGCGATTATTAAAGTCAGTGGTGGTGAGTTTGCTGAAGATATGCTCAAACTTCTGAACAAGCCAACTGATGAAGTTGAAGAAGAAAAGCCTTTAGAAAATGAAGTTGAGAAATCACCTCAGGTTAATACTGAAAAAACAGTAATTGAAGAGCCTACTAAAGATTTAAAAGAGGATCTCGATAGTGCAATTGTTGTTACTGAGGAGTCTTATGTTTCATCATCCGAGGATCTATTAGTTCCAGAAACTAACGAGCCTAAAGTAGATCCAGAATATCAGCAAACCCTAGATACTCTTCTACAGCGTGTAAAAGGGTCAAAAACACCTGCAGAAGTAAATGCGGTTTATCGTTATACCCGCACATGGGATGACGAACAAATGAAGCCTATCCTTCTCGCCACTCACAAACGTCTTGAAGAGCTAGAAAAAGAAAAGGCATCTGCTAATGAGCCACCCTCTTTAATGGTTCAAATCCAAACTGCACCAGACCTTACAACGCTAGATGCTTTGGAAATAGACGTGGCTGCACGAGATCCGCAGATTCAACCGAAGCTAATGGGGTATGTGAGAAAACGCCGCTATGAATTAGAGAATCCTACACCTACTCAACCTGAACCTACCCCTGATTATTTATTAGTGGACGGTTTCTAACATGAAAGATCAGTACAAGAAAGTGAGCCAAAAACACATGCTTGGTTTTATGTACTACTTGCAATTGCTGGGCTACGTAATAGTCCGGCAAGGCATGGACCAAGCAATGTTTCTAACAAAGCATTATGCGGTACCAGTTGCTTGGCGGCGCATAACGATCGACTATCACAACCGATTAAATAAACCTGCCCAGCAGCTTTATAGAGAGTTTGTTGAGTGGACTAAAGAAGAATATTTGAGGGCTTAGGTAATGATTGATCTAAATAAAAAAAGAGAAGCTTTTGAAAGATTTCATGCCAAAAAATGTAATTGCAGTTATGAAAGTTTAAAACGTCAACTAGATAGACAAGAGGCACTAACAGGACACAGATATTTACCAACTAGTCCTCGTCATGAAGCTTGGTTGATTTGGGATGCTGCATGGAATGACGCCAGTGCTCAGGTGTTGCCAACTTGGATCAGCATGGATGATGAATGGCCGCCTACTGACATAATGGTACTTATTTGTTGGGCTGATGCACCTGATGTTACCCCCGAACAAGACTATATGACTATTGATGAAGATTTAAATAGTGTATGGGCAAATTATCATAATGATGCGCCTTCACACTGGATGCATTTTCATAGTGTGCCAAACGTATCTGGAGCTGCTAATGAGTAAGGTTATTGGTGAAGTTAATTTGAATCCTAGCCGTATTGAAGGCACTCCGGATCAGGTAGCGGTTCATATTTTTAAAGAAGTTATTTGCCCAAGTACTGAAGAGCTTCTCAAGAATAATCCTGAGGCAGCAAAGGTTTTTGCATATCACATTTTTGGTTTGGCACTGTCTCAGCTTGCAGAATTCCATTCAACTAAAAGTTTAGATAAAGCTGTAACCGTTACCCTTCACAACCTTTTGCGTCAATTGAAGAAAGAACGTAATGAGTTGAGGAACTAAAGGATGAGTGGATTAAAAGTTAAAACATGTGATTTTTGTGATGACGGGAACGGTGAATGCATTTTCCCCTATTACGGCCTTGCCCCTCATATTCATACGAAGCCAATTGGCGGTACTGAGTTTATAGATGTTTCATTACCTGAAAACTTTAGTCCTGATGGGGATGGTTTAGGCATATATACACACTGTCTGAATTGTGGGGGTGATGGCACATATGAAGGCATCCAGTTAGAAGTTAAAGCGGAAAGTAAGGAGGGCTAATGTGGATAAATATCTGACATCTAACAATGTGTGTGAGATGTTTCATATTACTAAACGCACACTTAATCGGTGGGAAATTAACACACCTTGGGGGATTCCATTCCCAGCCCCGGCATTAAGTTCTGAGGGCGGAACAATGAAAAGATACCTCGCTACTGATGTAATGAAGTGGGAGGAAGAATGCCAGCAAAAGAAGCAACTAAAAAAAGCTATATAA